TCTGATAAATACTGGGTTTTTGTATGATGTGCTGAAGCATTGCTGGCGTGAGCAGAAATATCCACTCCATCTACATTTCCGTCCACATAGATATTTCCTGAAAGGTAAAGGTTTCGCCATTTTTTATCACTCTTTCCTAAATCGTAAGCACCTGATGACATTGGATAAATAAGACCAGTTGCAACTCCTGATTGACGCAATTCCATTGGTATCAAATCAAAATTTCCATCACTTGAAGAAAGCCGAAATGAAATACTACTACCAGCAACTCCACTCTTAATCTCAAATGCAGAAGTTGTTGGGTTAATTCTCCCTTCTTCCTTATTGTTAGAATCATAAAATCTTATCCAGTGATTATCCTTGTCTATCTCTATTCTTTGTCCTGAAGACGCTGTCCTAATTCTTCTTCCTGTTAAAGTCCCTGCAGTGATATTATCAGCATTCAAATTGGTAACATTAACAACCGAAGCGTCTAAAGTCCCAGTTTGGATATTAGAAGCAGTTAGTAAATCCGTAACAATTTTCCCTCCTGAAATTATCGTAGTATCACAATCAGTTTTTCCTATTTTATCTTTTGTTGCTAAACTTCCAGCATCGCTTAAATTAGAAATCCCCGAACCGCCCGTAATTGTGATGTTTCCTTTGACATAAAAGGCATTTGCTGATTTATCGTATTTCAATCCTTTGTTATTAGCGTAATCTCCAAGTATCACATTTCCTACATCCGTTCCTGAAATAAGAACCTTGAATACTTCGTTGCCTGAATCATCATAAGCAACTAACTTACTGGTATCCAAAAGAACCCTTGAACCTGAAGTCGCTGTTTGAATAGTTGCTCCTGTAATCGTGCCAGCGGTAATAGTTCCTCCTACCAGTTTTACATCTGTTCCATCATACTGAAAGTATTTTGAAGTGCTGTAGTTCCCTATAAAAAGTTTGGCTGGGTTATTAGTTGCACTATCGTCTAAACCAAGAATAAATGCTCCTCCATTTGCGTCTCCTCCTCTCCAGTTTGCTAAATCTAAATTATTCCCACCAGCAATATAGGCATCCCCTTGACCATCTGTAATTGCTAAAAGAATTGATTGAGAAGTAATTGTTCCTGATGTTATCTTGTCAGCACTTAAATCGCTGATTTTAGCATTGGTAATAATTGCATCTGCTATTTGGGCGGTATTGGTAATAATTTCGTTGGTATAACTACTATTTGCTACGATATTATCAACCATTAAAGAAATTCCTCCTCTCCCTCCAAAAACCTGAAACTGGGCTTTAGACGAAGTATCAGAATTAGGTTGGGCAACTGCTATTAGAATCTTTCCATCTCCTACAGATTCTGAAGCGGTAGTAGTTGTTTGTAAATCCGTCGTTGAAACCGCTACATCAAGATAAATAAAGGTCAAACCAGTCATATTCCCAGTATTCCCAGCATTTATTGAGTAGGCGGTTCCATCAGAAAGAGTAATAGTTCCAGAACTCCAAGAAACAGTATTATGGTCAGTAGCACTAAACTCTATATCGTGAGACCATCCTCTTAAAGCAACCTTTGCTTTAGCCGAAGTTATTGAATCATTAGGATGGTCCAACGGGTCTTTGGTTATGTGAGAAAACAGAGCCGATTTTAGGTCTTCTTCTGTCACTCCCTGCCGATTAAGGATATGAGGCAAATCAACTTTTCTTTGTTTTTTGAACTTAACCCTATACCAAAAACTATCTGTTCCTCTTGGAGTTGCTATAACCTCGTCTATGATGTAGTCCTCGTTTATATCTCTGATAGCGGATTGAATGGTTATCTTTTGTCCTGGTCTCAATCCTGATTTCCTTGTTACAAAAACTCCTTCTTGAGAAGGGTCTTTATACGCCTCCAAATAAGAGTTTCCAATTTGAATTGCTTCTCCTGTAGTGGCTACCTCTAAACTTGCTACTCTATAATCGTGTCTTCCATATTGTTCAATAGAATCATCATCCTTAACCAAGGTAGTAAAAGAATATGCTTGGTCTGGTTTTCTTCCTTGGAGATAAATATAATTTCTGATGTCATTATAACTTTTCTCAATCTCTAAACTTTTGAAAACATACCTACCACCAGTATCAGTTAATCCCCAACTTGCTGTTTCGTCACCTTTCTTGAAGAAATGAATGTCCTTGTCAAAATCAATATACCATTCGTAGTTTACCTGCTCTGCCAACTTTTTAAGACACTCCACAACTGGTAAGTAGTTAAACTTAATAGACGAAATTGTAAGAGAACAACCAACATTATTAGTAGTAAATCCTTTGAGATATTTTGAAACAATGTCAGAAATAATATCATTAACAGTTTCATTTTCATAACTTTCATTTACTAACCTCTGGTTGGCAACCAAAGAATAATCCCCACAGGTTATCTCGTAGTAGAGATACTTTGCTGTTTTTACTTTTTGATTTACTCTATCAACAATGCCAGCAAAAACCTTCTCTCCGTCCTGATAAATTTTGATTTCCTTTCCTATCTGAGGAGTAAAAACACTTCCTTTAATACTAATTGTTCTAAAAGTGCAGGTGCTAATTCTTCTTGTAGCAGCACAAACTATTCTTAAACTATTCTTCTCAACAATGTTTGTCACATTAACTCCGTCAATCTCAACAACTATCCCTTTAGAAGGACGAGCTTTGTATACCCTTGTCGCTCCATATTCAGATGGTCTCCCTCCAATTGGCATTTTATTTTAATTCTTTTTGAAGTTCTTTTTTGCTTAAAATTTCTTCCTTTACTTGCCAAATAGCCCATCCTGCATACAAGCCCTTTTGATGCTCTTTTCCGTCTTTATCTTTTTCTCTCCTCAAAGTCATTTCGTCTAAAACTTCAATCAGAAATTTCTTTATCTTTTCTTTGAATTCTATTTTTTTATTTCCTGATAAAATTGATTGAGCAATCAAATTTATGTAGAAACCTTCTTTTCTATCTTTAACCACATAATTTGCCAAGCAGTTGAGAATGACGTTTCCTACCGTCTCTTTTTCCAGCTTACTCAAATCTGGTTGTCCGTTCTTATCCTTTACTTTTTCTAATTCTGTTTGACTTGGGAAGGATTTAGGAATTTCCTCCCCTCGTAGAGAAAGTATTTTTCGGTTGGGGTTCATTTTTTGTTATTTACTTTTACCTCTAATTTAGCGACCTTTATTTCTAAATTCCTCATTCTGCCTCCTAAACCTTCTATATTGCCTCTTAACCTTTCAACTTCTTCTTTCAAACTCTTGTAGTGGTTGTTTTCTAATTCCTCTACCTTCTTTCTTAAATTCCCGTTGTCTTTGCCGTTTATTCTTACGGAAATTATCCCTACAAGCGGTTTAAGGACATAATATACAAACAATCCGCCCACTCCTGCCCAAGATATGTTAGTGATGATTTGAAAGATTTCGTTTTCCATAGGATTATTCCGTTATTATTATTCTCCTTGCTCCCGATGTCTCCTCGCTCCCGTAGGTTAATAAGGTGTCGTTTCCTGTATGGTAGGTGGCTTTTATCCAAGCGGCACTTCTATTTATTGTTGATATCCGAAGTTCATCTATGATTCCGTTGAAATAATTATCTGGAGCATAAGAAGTGCCTATTCTTACTGCCCTATCAAGAGAATCTGGACTCGGAGAATTAGCAGAATCATAATCTTCCTGACTTCCGTTGAAGTAAATCCGCTGGGTAGAGCCGTCCCAAGTCCCTGCCAAATATGTCCAAGTTCCAGTCTGTATTATTGATGTGCAAAAGGTATCAACTTGATTAGAACCATCCCAAGTTGTAAAACGACACTTCCCATCATCATTTCTGTTTACATCCAATCTCAATGTCCCCTCATCATCAAAAACTATATGGTCATTACCATTAACCAAAGATTCTGGATTTACCCAAGCCTCTACAGTTCCACTGGATACATCTGTATTACTGAGAGTATTATTCCCAATATGAATATAATCATTACTCCCATCAAAATCTTGTCCTTTGGCTATTTTACCATCTGCCTCTACTGGTTCATTGGTCGCTTTTTTAGTTGCATCATACCCATTAGCAGTGCTGTCTTCTACAGAAGAAGTAGTTAAATCTTTCAGGTGATAGACCATCTTAAAGTTGCTGTCCCACACATTGGTCGGGTCTGCTCCGTCAGCCGTGTCATCGGTTCGGTAGTAAATATAAAACTCCGTGTCCGCTGAACTTGAAACCGAAGGGATTTTTACCCAGTATTCTGCTACTTGATTGGCGGAGTCGTGCCTTTCTCTTTCGTATTTCAACAAGGTTGTGCCGTCGCTGGAAGTAAATCTGATATCATAGCCGTCTGAATTTGATTTTGAAAAGTCAAAATTGGAACTTGTCAGTTTTACAAGAACTGGGAAATCGGTTAAATCCGAATCTATCTTGGTATGGTCTATTGTCAGTTTTCTGCGGGTTGTGTAGCCTGAAAGGAAGGGATCAATATGTCCGTAGCCTTTTTCTCCTATTGCCTCTATAAAGAACTCGGTCTTCTCTTTCATCATCATCGGAGCGTGAATCTTGGCTCTGAAATAGGTAAATCCTTTTGGCAAGTAGTGCTGTAATTCTTTTTTGGCTTTGTATCCGTTTTTGCTTTTAACAGCAATTTTATTTTCTGAAACAAGGTTATTGATTGCTTGAAGGTCATACTTTGCCATCTTTAGCGGTATCCATTTATCTTTATATCGTATTTCCTGATGATAACCTGTAATCTCTCGTTTTTCACAAGTTTTCTTTATTGTCTCACCTGTAGTGGTAGAAATATAACTGCAGTCATAGGTTATAGTTGTGTATTCTGGAACATTCACTTGATAAGGAACATCTTTTATTAAAACCTCTATATCTGAAATATATTGACTATCCTTTGCGAAAAATCCAGCGATGTGAGCAGTTTGAGCTATACTTTTGTTGTTAATAGCAAAGTAAACATAATCCCCGTTTACATAATCCTGTCTATCAGTGTAGATTAACAGGTTTTCTCCTGAATTATTATCTGTGTAAGAGAAGCAGATATTTTTGTTATCTACCTTAATACAAGGCGGGAGGTTATCTTGAGAAGGCAAACCCCCTGCCGCTAAAGCCACACCGATAATACCTAAAGCAACCAGAATCTTTTTTATCTTTCTTTTGATTGTTTCAATTATTGCCTCAATCATTTTTGGTGTAAGTGAAACAAATTGATACCCAAGTAGGCGTGTTACTTACTGAACTTATTACTAAATCTAATTCACTCTCTGCGGCAAAATTTGCGTCAGCGAAATCGGCTGTTGAATTTTCTCCCGCATTAACTGTTAAATCGGAACTTAATATATTCGCTGGCGAGCCGTCATCTTCCTGTAAATTAAATGTTACCGTCTGGTCTGATTCTGCCCAAACCTTTGTAAAGGTAATCGGGATTGTGCTTCTCCAAATACTCTTTAGGTCATCATCAGCGGTTGGGTCTTCTATGTAAATACATTTTGTATCGGTATAAAGTTCAGCGTCAGCATCAAACTGCGTTCCTGTTAAGGTTAAACTCCTGCCAGCGGTGTAGGTGGTATCCTGGTCATCATAATTACAATCCAAACCTGTCCCTGCCACATATTTACATAACTTCCCGTCAGTCAGCGTTCCTTCATTCACGCTTAAGGTGTCGTCCGTTAAGTTAAGTAAAGTTCCACCAACAGCAAGGTTAGTATAATCTGAAATATCAATAGGGTTTCCTTGCCAGGTTAAACCAGATGAAGACCAGTTAAGAACTCCGCTCGAAATTGATAATCCTGTTCCTTCTAAATCAGTAACTTTCGTCGCATCTGCTACAATATAACCTGTAAAGGCAGGCAAAGTTAAAGTATAATCTGTTCCAGGGTCTTCTGCCGTTAGTTTAACCTCGTAAGCGTCAGCAGTTGTTCCTTCAAAATAAAGATTATTCCCTCCTCCATCTGCGGTAAAACAAGCACCTCCTGTGCAATCTCCTACATCTGTTACATCGCCTGAGCCACTACCCTCAGCACAAGACTGCCATTCAAAGTTACCAGTGCTTGCCTCATAAGTTAAACAATACTCATCTGCTGGGGAATTATCTATCTTTAGGTCTGCCTCGGTTACCTTGTCATCTCCTATTGTCAAATTATTGTAAGCCCCTGAAACATCTCCCGAGAAAGTCGTGGCGGTGGTTAGGTCGTCTGTTTTATCGGTATCCCAGTTGGAGTAGTCCAGCCACTCGGTAGTATTGTTGGTGTCGTTCCAGTAGTATAATCTGTTGGCGTTGGGGTCTGTTAGGCTCTCTAATCCCAGATGGGATAAACTAAAGGTTGTTCCCGTTAAATCAAGTCCTGTGCCTGCTGAATAGGTGGTGTCTTGGTCGTCATAATTACACACTAACCCGCTTGTAGAATCGTATTTGCAAAGTTTTCCGCTGGTAAGCGTTCCCTCTTTTATTGACAAGGTGTCTCCGCTTAATTGGAGTAAAGTTCCGCTAACTCCTAAATTTGTGTCATCTGAAATATCCACCGTAGCAGTTCCCCAAGTTCCTCCAGTTACCTTGACGAACCCTGTCCAACCAGAACTATCTTGTCCTGTTCCACCTTGATAGGGCATAATCTTGGTTACTGCCACTACACTACTGGCTACAATCAGCAAAGAAACAATAATTGGTAAAAGGTATTTCTTCATATTAATATCTGTAAAATGCTCTTATTATACTTCCTGAAGGCGGAGCGACCGTAAAGGTTATAGTGTCTCCCGACAAACTATAATCCTCTCCGCTTGTTTGAAAAACACCATTAACAAATAACATCAAACTATCAGCAGGAGAAGGAGAATTAGCCAAAGTAAAAGTCTTATTACTTCCATCTATCGTCCCAGAAGGAGTTTCGTTGTCAGCATAATTCCCAGGCACTGCTGATTCAATATCTGTAAAGGTTTTAGCAGTAGGCACTAAATCTACTCTTGAACCATCAGGATGTGAATGTGCATTTGTATCTTCTTGTGCTCGGGTAATAGTCCAATCATCTCCACTTCCTTTGTTCGTAACTCTAACTATCTCTACATTTGGGTCATCAGACGGGTCTTCATACACTCCTTTGTTCCAAATAACTACATTGAAAGGCGGGTCAGGAAAATTGGCTCCATCTCCAGCATTCAGATTAAGGTTAGTCTGGGTATCATCTATTGCTCCATTCAAAGTCCCTTTAGCAAAGTTTTTCTTATTATCAAAAGCCATATTAGATTCTTATCTGTGTTCTTAAATTTTTGACAATCAATTCAGTTATCGTATCAGCAATTTCTTCTCCACCTAGAAAGGTATTTCCAGTAATGCTTATGTTTATCACTCCTGCTCTACGAGGCAAAATAGTTTCTCCTCCGTGAACTACTGCTAATTTCGGACCAACTCCAGGCACTACTCCTCCATATTGAAAATGTGGGATATGGCTTCCAATCCATCCTCCAACCCTTGAGAATGTTCCCCCAACTTTCTCTCCGACTCCTTTCCCTGCATTTTTCACCCAGTCAATCTTATTCTTAACCCAATTAATTTTATCTTCAATCCAACCAATCAATCCCTCCCAAACCCTCTTTATAGAATCAGCGATTGTTTTTACTCCTTCTCCAAAAAGTTCCCAAAGATATTTCGCTCCTTCGCATATTTCATTCCAATGCTTATAGAAATAAATTGCTGCTGCTACCACCGCCATAATTGCCAAAATCAAAGGATGAGCTGAAAAGAAACTTATTGCTAACCCTACTCCTTTAATAGCCAAAGCAACATTTCTGAGGTTACTTATCAACGTTCCTAATACCATAATTACAGGACCAATAGCGGTGGCAAACGCTGCTATAACAAGAATCAGTTTTTTAGTTTCAGGTGATAATTGCTGAAATTTTTGTATCCAGGGTCTTAAATGATTATCAATAAAATCTTTAAGAATAGGGTTCACTACTTCTGCAATCATTATAAATGCTTCTTCTAATGCTGACTTCAATAACTTGATTGAACCTGACAAGGTTTTAGTTTGTCTTTCAGCCATCTCTGCCGCCGCATTTGTCCCTGTAACCTTCTTTGTCAATTCATCCAACGCACCAGCTCCTTTTGAAATCATTGCCATCATTCCAGGACCTGCTTCCTGTCCAAATAATTGCAGTGCTTGGGCAGTGGTAATACCTTTTTCTCCCAAGACCTTGATAATATCGCTTAATGAATGCGTAGCAGGATTTACCTGTTCAAAAGATATTCCCAATTCATTTAAGGCATCAACTACTGGTTTACTTCCAGATGCTAATCTTGCTAATGCCCCTCTTAAAATGGTTCCTGCCTGTTCTCCTTTAAAACCAGCATCATAAAGAATTCCTAATGCAGCAGAAGTCTCCTCAATAGAATAACCTAAACTTTTGGCTACTGGTCCAATATAACGCATTGAATAAGCCAGTTTTTCAAGCGTGGCTTGTGAATTTCCAATTGTTGCCGCAAAAACATTTGCTACCCTATCTGCATCCTTTGCTTCCAGTCCAAATTGGTTTAATGCAGAAACAACCACATCTGTAGTTTCTGCCAAATCGGATTGAGTAGCTGCCGCTAAATCCAAAGTCGGTTTTATTGCTTTGCCCATCTGGTTAATCTTCCAACCAGCCGAAGCCATATAATACATAGCATCTGCTGCTTCTGAAGCAGAAAAAACGGTTGTCTTACCCATTTCCCGAGCAATTTGCTCCATTTTCTTAAACTCCTCCCCAGTAGCTCCTGAAACCGAAGCCGCATTTGCTAATGATTGTTCAAACTGAGCCCCTGTTTTTACAGCCAAAGTCCCTACCCCTGCCAAAGGCAAAGATAGTCCCATTGTCATCTTCTTACCTATGGAACTCATCTTTTTGCCCAAGTCCTCAAACCTACCTCCTACTTTTGCTATAGTCCTTGAGGCTTTATCTATTGCCGATACTACTACTTGTATGTTTTCTGTCACCATACTTTTTCTGAATAGCCGAAATCAAGTTCTGGATAAAAATCCACCTTTGGGAGTTATACTCCTGCTCTGTCCATCCCATTTCTAAACAAATAGTTGCCTTTATTCTTTCAAGGTCTCTTTTTTTTTACCTATACCTGCCTCACCAAAAGAAGTCCTGCTAATCAACTCTGTAACATCCGTCAATGGCAGTTTTTTTATATTCTCCAGATTTACAGGCAGTTTATTCCCTTTCTCATCGGTCAAATTCCAATCAACTATCATTCTACTTAAAGCCCTTAACGTTCTTTCAACATCATTAGTCATTTCATCGCCATAAACAAAAGCCATATCACCAGCCAAAAGCCCGTTCTTTAACACTACCTTACTCCCCTTGATTGACTTCAAGGAGACCTCAATCGTCTCTCTTGTATCCTTTAACTCAGGCATACTAATATGCTGAGGTGACCGTGTTAATCAGTTGGAGAGTGCTCCACAACCTTTCGTTAGAAAGGTCAAACATTACCTCAAAATTGATACTCTGGGTAGCAATATCTCCTAACTCTCTGGTAGGCTCCCATTCAAAGAAGTGAACCTTCGGAAACTGGAAATCCAAAGTAGCATACTGGGTAGCACCTATCTTTTTACCTACTAATTTAATCTGCATCGCCTTAATATTCCCATTCAGCATATAATCTCTCCACGTTCTGTCTTCGTAGTTAAGTTCCAAGCTTCCCTTAATTCTTATCGTTTTATTTACAATATCTTCTGGTTCAAGAGTTCCTAATACCTCTATCTTTTCAACTTCTTTTTCAATAGTTAGGGTCAAATCTTTAACGCTAATCTTTGAAGCAGAGCTTAAATCTCCAACTGAATCAGCAACCTTAAAAGTCAGATTCGGATGGGTAAACCGATGGTCAACTGAATAAGAAGGGCTCTGACTTCCTTCGTCCTGATGCACCTTGGAAATAAAATTCGCTCTATACCTTACATACTCTCCCAACGCCACTGAAATCTCTAACGAGTTAATCATTGCCATTCTAAATCTCATTGCTCCTATCGGGTCATTAACATGAATAGTCAAACTCTGATGCTGAACGCTGTTTGACAAACTATAGTCATGCTTACCTACTCCTGTCTCTGGAGAACTATAACTTTCTGAACCAACCAATGCTAATAATAACAATCCAAAAGAATTAGCATTCAATTCTCCTTCAATATTTCCTTCTGCCCATTTACTCACTACCTGAGCAGTCATTGCTGCATCAGTAATATGTCCATAACTCCCAGCAACTAATGCCTTTGTAACCTTATCATCAAACGATAAGGTTGTTTTAGGTATCCAGTAATCCGCAGCAACTCCAACTCCTCTGCTGGTTTCTTTACCGATACCTATTTCTACTAATCTTCCTGTAAATAAGCTCATATTTTTTATCTGTTTTTATTAACGACCTTTAATAACGACCTTTACGAAATTGAAAAACTCGTGATTATTTTCAATTCTACCTCTCCTACCATATACTTTCCTTTTTCGCTTGTATAAATTCTTGAAAGTGCTGGTAAACTTATGACCATTACCTCATTACTCGGTAAACTTATTCCTGATAATTGCTGGTCTTCATCAAACGCCTCCATCACATCATCAACCACTTCTTCTATTATCTCTCTTGCCTTTTTTACCCCTTTACTCTCTATTTCTTGTAAAAGATAAATGTTAAAAACATAACTTCTTCTGTTTTCATTAGTTGTCTCAAAATCTGATTCGTTTCTTACTGTCTCAATAACTGCCGCAGGAAAACCATTAAACTCCTCTGTCGGATAATCCTGAACCTCTTGAATAGAATCAATTGACTCCAATTTACTTTTAACTTTTGATTTGATATTTGCCCAAGCCATATTATCTAATAGCCTCTTTTACTGCTTCTTCAAAAAATCTTCGTATTCCAGGTTCTGCTTTTTCTGCTCCTACTTTCATAAATGGTCTTGCCCTCATATAACGAGTTCCTTCGTGCACATAAATTGCATACTCAGTATGGGGAGCAATCGCTGTTTCAAACGCCCTCACGTAATCAGGAGCAATACTTCTCATCATTCTTCCAGTATCTACTGCTCTTAAAGGACCTCTTGATACCGTTTCTTTACTTGTTGCCTCCACCAAAAAAGCAGATTTTCTGATAGCGTTCTCAATTCCCCCCTTTAGCCTCCTTGGTAATATTCTAAACTTCCTATTTAATTTGTCAATTCCTTTTATTTCTATTTTTATCATTTTACCAAATTAATAATACATTCTTTGTGAATAAAATTTCCTAATTCTGCAGGAGTAGCGACTGCTATTACCTTATACTCATTCCCATCTTCATCTACCAATTTATCTCCTTTCTGGATATCTGTATCTTCTTCACAATATAATCTAAACGTCTTACCTATCGCTCCTCCTATATTTACTACTTTTTCATCACTCATTCTTTGAATATTAACATATTCTGAGGTTACAGTAGAATAAGCAGTCTTATTTCCTGAAACCTCGCTCAATCTTGAAATAACTATTTTATTTGTAAAAAGATTAAGAAGTGCAGTCATATTGGAATTTTTCTGTATTTATCCAAAATTTCAAGGACTCCTAAATGATTTGCCATCTTTTCAATATCTTGGGCGGTAACAGAATATTCTCCCAACTTTTCTGATTTTATTTCTCCTGCTATATCAATTTGTTTTTCTTCTATAATACCTGCTACTAATTTTGTAGCCACAAGTTCTATATCTTTTGGCACACTTGATGCATAACCAAAACTTCCAGTCACCTTGATATTCTGATGACCTTTTGGGAATACTGCAACTGGAGCATTTGAGGAATTCAAAACAATCCTTGTTTTAGGAGTTTCATTTGCAGGATACAGATAATACTCATTGCTATCGTCAATTGTATAATCAACATCACCATCTTCATCCAGAATCTCAATCTTTGTCAAACTTATCAAATCATCAATCAGAAGTTCTTTTGTTCCATCTCCGTCATACAATTTATAGGTTGCTGATTCTTCTTCAAACTTTCTGCCAGTATAGGTTTCAATCCACTTTTCCACAGCTGAAATCCAATCACTTATTTGTGAATCAAAGGAAGAGTCAATATCTATTAGTAAGTAATTTTGAATTTTTGATTTGGTTGTATATGGCATATTTTATACTTTTGAATAAATATCTCTTTTTATTTTATAAGGTGAATCTCCTTTTGAGTAAATACCCTTTTTAGAAATATAAGGTGAAGTTCTTTTTGAATAAATACCTCTTTTTAGTTTGTAAGGATTAAAAAGTTCTGTTGATATTGTATAATCTGGGATGCTAAAAGTAAGTTCCTGAACTCCCGCTGAAATTGCAGCTTCTCCTTGAGTCGAAATCGTAGGCAATTGAACTGAAAAAGTCAATACCTGAACCGAAGCATCTATTACCGCTCCACCTGAAATGTCAGAAGTAAAAATACTAAATGTTAACTCCTGAATTCCTACTCCAATAACCTGGTCAGTAATAATTGAAAAAGAAAGTTGAGAAGTAGTTAAAACTTGAACTTCAGACGTTATAGTAATGTTTCCAGCAACTACTACACTTATACTTGGCAAAGAACTGGTTATCGTTTGAACTCCTACTGAAATACTAACACCTCCTTCAGTTGATACCGTTGGACTTAATTGACTTAAACTAATCGTTTCCGTTGATACTGAAATCTGGTAATCGTAATTAACAGAGATTGCTGGCTGAGAAGAACTGATTGTCTGGACATTCGGGGTAATCGTTATCTGTCCCTGTATCAACAGAGTAGGGCTTAATAAATTAGCCGTTATTGTCTGAACGCCTGCCGAAATACTGACATTCTTCTGGGTAGTTATTGTCGGGCTTAACTGACTGAAAGCAGCCGTCTCTGCTGATACTGAGACCTGATAGCCATAATTGACGGAAATTGCAGGTTGTGAAGAACTGATTGATTGGACACTGGGAGTAATCGTTGTTTGCTTCTGTGCTGATACTGTCGGGCTTAACTGACTGCCTGTAATTGTCTGGGTATTCGCCGATATACTAACGCTCTTTTGGGTTGCTATTGTCGGGCTTAACTGATTAGAACTAATCGTCTGAACCGATACTGAAACGCTGACGCTCTCTTGGGCTGTTATTGTGGGACTTTGCTGGGCGAAACTGGCTGTCTGAGTATTCGGAGTAACTGTTACCTGCTTTTGGGTAGATACTGTCGGGCTTAATTGACTAACCGTCCCTGTCTGTGCGTTTACTCCAATCCCTGCTCCTAATGATAGGGTAATTGCTAATAGGGCTGATGCTAATGTCTGGGTTGCTGTTGATATGGTTACATTCTTTTGGGCTGTTACTGTCGGGGATGGCTGACTACTTGTTATTGTCTGGACTGCTAGGGTTACTGTTACATCTTGTCCTGCTGCTGTATAGGTGCAGTAGATGGAGTATTTTTTATTATTGTTATTCCAACTTACTGGGTCATAAGCAGTATAATCTAAGGAATTATCTGCTGATACATAATATCCCTGATTAGTATCTCCAGTATCATAATAAACGCTCCCATAAGAAACTGTATATTTTTGCCACCAACAAATAACATAATCTTGTGCAGATAATACTGGTGCTGTAACAAATGATAATGTAAACCATCCTGGATATGTAGACGGACTTCCTTCACTGGTATATCCATTTGATATTAAATTACCACTTGTATCATAAAGAGCAAACTTAAAAGGAAATGGTGAATCCTCATAAACAGTAATACTTGTTCCGTTTCCAGACGCTCCTAAAAATTTAGAACCATCTATTTCATAAACTTCAGAATAAGTACTACCTCCAATTGTCGTATACCCAAAAGTCGGGTCAATCTTCACAGGATAAACCGCCTTATCCAAGAAATTCTGGTCAATTTCTATTGTTAAAATTCCTTTTTTCTCATCTATGTTTAGTTTTCCCCAAGTCCAGTTTCCGTTAGCGTCTGTTATTTTTGGTCGGTAGATGTGAAATGCCTTGCCTGCTCGGTAATTCTTCTTTCCCATCTTGGAATAATCACCTGCTTTGCTTTCGTGGTAAACCGCATAAGAACCAACTACATTTTCGGGTCTGTGGATAATTACATTTCCATCTTTATCATAGCAATCTGTTGGAGTGCAGTGGTCAACTTCTGGATTATTCTTTTCCTCTTCATCAAGCGGTGGCTGATAGTAAAACTTCAATCCTTTCGTTCTAATCGTGAATTGCAGTTTATTCGTGCTTGGCTTTTCTTTTAGGACAACTTCAAACTCATAACCGCCTTCTTTCAGTTCTTCACTCCTTTTTAAGTTGTAAAAGAACAGGTCTTTTTTGGGTTTGATATAACTTATCTTTTCGCCAACTTGCTTGATAATCGGCGTTCCTTTTTCATCGTCAACTAATCTGAAAGAGGCATTTACCTCGTTATCCCATTTCTGGATTTTTATCTGTGGCTTAAAATCTGGCTGTTTATCATCGCCAATAACAACCTCAAGACGCTCTCTCCAGTCGTCCTTCTGGATGTGCTTCCAAGTTGTGGAATTTAGTTGCTCCATTCATCATTAAGAAAGGTTGATAATCCCATCAGCATTCCACTGAATCTTAAAGTTTCCATTATTTGAACTCTTGTCTTCTCCAAAGTCAAAATAACAAATCAATGGAGAAGTAGAAGCATCTCCTGTGTCCTTATACAACACCGCTCCTCTCGCTGTAATCGTTGAGTTTGACCAAGTCACATCGTCTGCGTCAAAAACTCCCTTGTCGTTGGTATTGTCCTGAGTTACCGATTTATTAGCCAACGCTTCTCCCCCAGCAGTATAACCAGTGCCAGAAACCTCGTTGGTCACATCATCCTTATAATCGTGATTGTCCTGGTCTGGGGTATAACTGGAAGTAACAAGCATTACCTTGATAGTGTCAGAGTCCAAGTCAATTGAGCCGTTCATTATGTTCTTTTTGAAAGCGTTGTAAACTACATTTGCCATTTTAGTTTATTTATTTATTTTTTAATTCTTCTGACCTTTGCTTTATTTCTTCTGCAATTAAGGTTAACCTATTCTCTAAATCCTTCTTTTTGGTTTTGTCTTTCAATAATTTAACTCTTTCTTTGATAATCTTTCTTTTCTCCTTCAGGTATTCTATTCTTTCCTCCAGCCACTCTTTATTCCTGATAATCTTTCCTTCTCTGTTGCGAACAATACCCCGTTGTCTTTCCACTTCTGCCCTTAATACACGGGAAGCCTCGTCTATCATCTCCTTGCCTGTTAAAATTGTAGGAGATGGTACTCTAATTTTCTTTTCCATATTGTGAGATTACTTTGTAGAATAACGACCTTTAGTTTTTCTTCTTGTCGTCCGCATCATCTTATCTACAGGTGGCTTAAATAATGCTTCAGCCTGATAACCAAAAAGGTTTGCCACTCCTTGCTCAATCAATCCGTGAGCAACATTATTACTCACAATCTCAACCTCTCCTTTTTTATGATTTTGATAATCTTTGAGATAAATAATTTTTTGCATAGTATAGGTAAAGAGAAAGAGTAAGTTGGAAGGCGGAACATACCCTTTCTCTTATAGTTCTAACATTATGGTATTCCAGTCAGTTTCCTGATTGCATTCTCCAACACACAGTTACCTGCAATCCTCTCTACAACCCTGATACCAACCTGGTCCTTCTCCCAAGCAGTTCCAGCTACATTACTAACAGTCACGCTCATTCTCTTTCTATCACCGAGCCAATAACCTCTCTTAAAGTCTCCAAAGTAAATTTCGCTCTCAGGCAAGTAATTGTTCTCTATCACAGGATAACCATGAAAGGTTGCTGGCTGTCCAGGAGCCACAGCTTCTTGCCAAAGATATCTACCATTATTATCCTTAATCTTTCTCATCTCCCTAATGTTAGTGTTATGAACAAGGAACTTCGCATTCACCCGATACCTTGAAGGCAACGCATAAATCAGATTGATAATATCGTCAAAATCAAGATTTCCAGAGCAACTAACAGAACTAATAGAACAATTAGTTAACCCAGTAGGCTGTCCTGAACCAGTACCAGCAGTAATTGCCTGGTCTTCTTTATCAGCAATCGCTTCAGCAAACAAACTAACTATCAATTTAACAACATCAATCTCAGTTGAATCTTCAATCAATTCTTCAGAGGCATACAAAATCGCAGTCAGCTTGTAAGCAGTAAGAGTTTTCTGGGAGAAATCAGCAGTAGTAGTACTCTTTGATGCATTTTCTGCGGTCCAGGTAACCTTAGGTTTGCTCCCAAGTTTAGGAACTTTCAAAACATCCCTCTTCATGGGAACAACCCTTACCAAACTTCTCATTCTGTGAGGTTCTTCCAACTCTCTAATAATTTCTGCTCTGAATTCATCAGGAAAAAGATAGCCTCCGTCAGCAGCAGTTCCTTCACTCAACGCCTTAAGAACTACGTGGTCTGGTCCTTCTGGTCTTATCAAAGCACGGAAAAAAGCAACAATCTTTTCATCTTTACTTAATTCGTTCAAATCCTTCTGTGTATCTGCTTCGCTATAAATCTTACTGGCTACAGATTCTTTCTTAATTAGTCTATCAACCTTTTCTTTTAATTCGTCCAGATTCAGATAAGCAGAGATTTTTTGAGCAGCCTTTTCTGCCTCTTCTTCAATCTCTTCTTCTCCAGCCTTTTCATTTTCTTCTTTAGTAGGTTCTTCAGGAGCTTGTTTTCTTTCCATTTTTTTTAGTTCTTTTAATTTGGTTCAATATCTGGCTTAAATCACCAGACATTTTTTGCAGAGCCCGCACTACAACCCTGTTCCTCAGTGGTTCCTGTGCCTCCTCTGAGCGACCTTTTTTCAGTTTGCCTTCCCCACTTTTAGCAGGCTCAGTTGCTTTGAGCAACTTCTGCAAAGTGGAAACTGCTTGTTTCAAAATTGAAACTGCCTCTTCAATCTGTTTTCTGTTTTTACCAGACAAAACTCTTCCTTCTTTTTCTTGAACTTCCGTTTCAGTTGGTTCTATATAAATATCACCAGCTTCGCTCATAGATTTTAACTCGGACTCAGTATACTCTCTAAATTCAGGAGGAGTTTTATCAAATTCTTTATAATGCTTTGCTAAATGATTGTAAACTCCCCTTCTATCACTTGAAGGAATATCTACTCCTCCTCTCGCTCCAAATAAAGCACCCATTGCTGCAGCTACCCCCCTCCAAACCGCTGGTTGTGTGCCATCTCCTTTGTGATGGGGCAGTTTATACCATTTCCTTTCAGAAGGGTCAAAATTATCATCACTCGTATCAACCCAGGCGTGCATTGTTCTTAACTTTTTAGCGTCACCTGTCGCTTTCTTTAATTCTGCCCCAGCATCCCAGGGTTCATTTTCAGGAGCCTTTCCTGTATTCTTATAGGGAATAACTCCCTTTAACTCAATCTCTTCCTCTGTCTTTTTGGGAGCAGCTGGTTCAAACTTAATCCCTTTATGTTCTTTGCAATGTGCTCTTGCCGCAGACTCAGTCCAGACATCAATTTTATACCTCATAGAGTGAAGCTCCGACTTACCATTCTTAATTCCAAAGATATAATCAATACACTTTCCATCATGCTTGACAGCACAATTCTTTCTGGCAAACTTATCATATTTCTTCACATCAGTCAGAACGCAGGTATGCTCATTTGGATAGGGTTTCATTTCTGCATCACTAATTTCATCCGCTTCATTTTCTAATGATTTTTGGTTACTACATTTCAGTTTGCCCTTTATCCAATTACAAACCTCTTTGCTCTCCTTTTCTGTATATTCTTTCGGTAGCGTTAATGCCTCAGCATTTGCTGGAATAGGAACAGCAGATATTTCTAACAATTCGGCTTCAGCAATTATATTATCCCTCATTTTTGGCTCAACCTCCTCGCCTTTTTCGTTAATAAATTTTTTAGGAATAAATCCAACGGAAAATGCCCTCATTATTCCTTCTTCAAACATTCTTTTAACATCTCTCGCAAGTTGAGTTATCTCGTGAAAAACTGGTTCAAAAATAAGTTTTTTATCTTGCACTCTTATATTTTCTGCAATACCAATAGGAGGCTGGTCATATTTATGAGCAAATTGAATAACAGGATTTTTCTTAAAATTCTTTAAATCCCAACCTTCTGCTTTAATAACATCCCCCATTCTGTCTTTTGTCTCAGTAGAGGCAATAGCAACTAACTTACCACCTTTTTTCTCAACTAACGCTTCTATTGATTTTTTTTCCATATTTTATTAAAAGAGGACTTATTGCTAAGTCCTCAGTTTTTCTGTCAGACTTTTGCCGACCTTTAGTTATTTTACTACAACTCTATTTTATTTGTCAATAGGTCATATTACTGGAATAACAGTACAACGGCAGGAACAGTGCAAGGGAGGATGAGATACAGCATCATAATCGAATTCTATTCCCATATAACTATCTCCTTTATTAAAGAAGTTCTTATTTAAACTAACAATCTTCCCATCCATTGCCTTACATGCCCCACAGGTTCTTTCATCAAAAGCGGTAAGCCATTTTTTTGCTTTAACTACTCCTGATTGTTTATACGCCTCAACAGTAGCAAAATTTGCTGCTCTTGATGTTTCCGTTCTGGCTATCATTTGTGCTCTGCTTGTTTTGGCAATCTTGAAAACCTCTTCTACTCTTTTTGTTAATTTGTAAATACTCTCTCCTTCTGCCATTCCTTCCTTTAATGTTTTTCTTATCATTCTATTTGTTCTTTTATTAACTGAGTCAGAAAACTTAATTGGGTATTTATCAAGATATTCTTCTACTCTTTTATTGTTTTCAAATTCCTGCTCAATATTCATCTCATCCAAAGTATACTCCCCTATATCATTTATAGTATTTCCCAAGGTAGGAGTTAGTTTGACAACAAATTTCTTATTTTCTTTTCTCACATCTAATAAAAGAGCAGGGATACTTGACTTCATCTTATGCCAGTAGTCCTTGTAAATATCAGGCAATTGCTTTTGCCTTAACTCTGCCAGAATTTCTATACTCTTTTTCTTTAACTTTGAAATAACCTCTTTTTCTTGTGAATCAAACAAATCCCTTAACTTTGTAATAAATATATTTTCATGCTTTTCTTGAATTTCTATCTGTTTATACCAGAACCTCTTTACATCCTTAATTATTTCGTTTTTTTTTACTCGGTTCTTTTTTATTTTAAGATGCTGTTTTATAACCTCCTTTATAGCTTTATTCACATCCTCCAATCCTCGTTTTTTAAATTCTTTTCTTGGATAAACAAATTTCTGTGGATAATCTTTTTCTTTTTTCTTAACAGGAAATGAAATCATCTTTGTTGTTTCTCCTTGTCCAATAACGCTCATTGGTCTCATTACTGAATCTCCATTCTCAATCGGAGGCAATCCTTCTCTTTTTCTTACCTCATTTATTGTCATCCAACCACTTGGTCCAAGTGCTTCTTTATATTTTTTTACCTTTAATTCTACATTTTCAGGAACAGGGTCTTCAAAGTCTAAGTATAAATCATCCCCAAACATTGGAACCAAAAACTCATTCAACTGCTCTACAATCCTTTTCATTTTTGGTCTAATCGTCCACCTTGCAAAAGCATACTGAGCAGCCTCTGAATTGGCACGATTAACATCTTCCGTAATAGCAACAACAGGCTTCGGCACCCTAAAGATAGAAAGAATCTTATCTCTACTAAATCTCTGCTGTTCAATAAAATCCATATCTTTCTGGCTTAACTGCATTGGCTGATATTTTAAACCTGCCTCAAGAATTGCTAATTTTCCTCTCTTACCTATTCCTTTAAACTTCTTATCCCATTGAACAGCGATTCTTTTTATTTGCTCTTCTGTAAGTTTCTGATCAGTAGAAAGAATTGCATCTGGTCTTGCAGCATTAAAGAAAAAGTTTACATTCCATTCCTCTGCATATTTATCTAATTCTATTGTCTCTCTTACTCCTTCCAACGTTCCTCTTCCTCTAAACGGCTTTACAAAACTTGGATACCTAATAAGAATAACATCGTCTTTACCAAAGGTTAACTTATTTCCTGGACTTGGTTCGTAAGTCCATCCTCCGATTACATTCTCTTTGTCAAAAACAATAGACAATTTATCAGGTCTTAATAAATAGATAGAAACAGGTAGTTTTCCTCCTTCTCTATCTAAAAGCCAAGGGGCTTCTCCAGTTAATTCCAAATAAGCCTGAGTAAGCCAGACATGGTCAAACTTGGTAGTAAAATCATTTACCCTATAAAGCAAATCAAGCAAAGGATGGTCATTTACTTCTTCTAACTCTTTCCCTTTTTTTCTGTAAAGATGAAATTCTATAGTAGCCACCTCATCCGCAATAGCATTAACACAAGCCTGAACCCAACTTTTTACTTCTGTTAGGTAATTTTCTTTTTTTATCCTGTCAGGTCTTGAAGGAAATACAATATCAACATCATCTGGAATTTCACTCCAGGGTAAAATCTCCGTTCCTTTGGATTGTTTAGGAATTTCTTTTGGTTTTCTATAAAATCCAAACCTGTTTAGTATTTTTCCAAGAAAGTCCATAATAAACAAAGGCGGCAATCCACCGCCAGTTCTTCTGTTAACTTTAATATAACAAAACAATAACTTTTGTCAATACCTCTCATTCCTTTAATAAATCAGTTTTTTCAATTGTCACTATTAAATAAGGTTTGTTTTCTTTCATCCTTATCTCCTTTACTGGTCTTTCTTCAAACTTGATTACCCCAAATGGAGTAATACTTATCTTATCAACCAGCCTGTAGAGTTCTGGGTCAGTTTCCCGATAGATTACTATTTTTTCATAATCTTTTTCCATTTTTTATTTCTTGAATCAGATTTTTAAATTCTTCAACTGATTTCTTAACATCCCACTTCTTTCTTATTTCTTTTAATCTTTTTTCTACTTCCTTTTGCCTTTCTAAAGGGTCTAAAAATCTTTTTAATTCGTCAAAATTAGTAGCAACTGGCATTCCTAAAGCCCAAGCAATCAATGTTTTATTATTGCTCTTAAATCTTCCTCTTGGTCTGGTATCTTTTGGGAGTAGGACAATATCACAATCTAAAACTTCTTTATTAAATGTTTCATTCTCAAATTTTACATTCTCATCTGCTTTTGAATAAGGGGGGCGAAAATCAGAGATTACTTTTAATTTTAACCCAAATCTTTTTAATGTTGAAATTGTAGCATCAAGCGTTTCAGCATTGTGAGAATAACCAAACCAAACCACTTTCTTTGCTCTTCCTTGATGCTTTTTCTGAACATTGTGAGTTTCCAAATCTACCCTATCAGGAATACATCTAACTGGTTTATCTGTAAATTGTCTCACTGCCTCTGCCAATGCTTCAGTAGAAGTAGTAACGGCATCACAATTATCTATTATCTCTTTTACTGGAACTGTATCCAAGTAGTCGGGGTCGCAAATATCAAGAATCTTTATCCCTTTAAATATCTTAACATAATCCAACCAATAAACCTTTTGAAAAATTACCACATCATACTTTGCTCCTTGTTGAAATATCTCAGCCTTATCCCAATACTTAACAAGCCAATGACCTCTAATCCGAGAACTGCCAATACTATTAGGCGAACGTCCGTGAAATTGTTCAAAAAGAAGTATCCCGATTGGTTTATTATTATACACCGACATTATGGCTCATTTACTTTATTTTCTAAATAGCTCAAATCCCGACCTAGAACCTTTGAAACTAATTCTAACCACTCTCTGCGAAATCTTTTCCCACTGAATAATTTTACAGCAGTTTTTCTCCCTTCTTTTCCTACTCTCACTGCTCTTTTATAATCAAACATTAACTCGGCAATTTGCTTAGCACAATCTTCTGGATTATCATTAACCAAAAATCCATTAACTCCGTGCTTAATAAATCTATCAGCATCTTGATGTTTTGTAGTTACTACACAGCACGAGCTCAGCATCGCCTCACTTCTCGTCCTGGGCATCGGACTTCCAATTGTAGGATTAAAATAAATCAAAGACCTTCCTAAAAAATCACGATAATCATCCCAATTTTGACACCATTTATCCTGTCCTATCCAAACCAACTCTATCCCGTATTTACTTCTTAAAATTTCTCTTGTATCACTAAACAATCTCCTTCCATAATACTTTTGACCTATACCTGCTGGGCTAATAAAAGTTACAACTCTTGGTTCTTTAGGTAAATCCCACCATTCTTCTGAGTCAAAGCCGTGTATTATTGTTTTTCCCCATCCCCACATTTCTCTTGCCTGATAAGAATTAACTACCATCTCTGCTACTCCTTTTAATAATTCTTTCATTTTTCTCCTTGCCCATTCTTCTGCTGATGCTTCTGTAGGCGGATACCCTTCTTCTGCTGCTAATTGAATAAATGTTTCTGGGTAAACTGGCGTTCCGTGATTTATTACTATTATCGGTATATCCTTTATCTGACTTCTAACCTGTTTAAATACTCCTGCTTTTCCTCTACTTAATCTTGGAGATAAACATTGCTGGTCAACGTGCAGAATTGCTAAGTCATATTTCCCAGGTTCATAATAAGGCGTCCATTTTAAATGTTTGGGCATAGGGCGAGCCTGTTCTCCCCAATTTCTGGCATACTGAACCAAATAAGTCCACTCAAAAGGTATTTTTAATAATTCGTATTGATGTGCCCAATCCCCCTTGCGGGGGTCAAGCCACGTGCCAAGGTAACGAGAATACCCTGACACGTGGTTTATTATTTTTACTCATACTATTTAACTGGAGTTAATTGAGCATAGATTGCTCCTCCATCTTTTTCCTCAACCTTTATTTTTTTGAATCTGAATTCATTTTTTGGGTCTAAGTCATGATATTTTCTTGGACCACAAAAGTAATCAAACGTGCTTTCAGTCCAAAAACTTTTATGCGTGGGGTCTCTAAAAGAACCTTCGCTACCAGCATAAGGAACAACAATGTTAAATACTCCGCCTTTCTTCAGAACTCTATGACATTCTTTCATAACAAAAATCACATCATCAGGATATAAATGCTCCAAGATACTATGTGCTTTGATTTCTATGCAGGAATTATCAGGCAAAGGAATACCTTTTGTAATATCCCAAACTATTTCTTGCCCATAATCCTCCCAATCAATACCAATCTTATCTGGGTCTTTTGCTCGCCCACATCCTAAATCAACTCTTAAGTTATCAATTTTCTTTAATTCAACCTTGTTTTTCATAAATTCTATAATGCATTACAGAAACTATTTTCTTTTACTTCTTCTTTCTAAATCACGAGCATAATCTTTGTTAACCTCCCAAAAATCTTTATCCCAATCAAACTTATATTCGTGAAGCTTTCTATCCATTTTCTTTGCCATTCCGTAAGTGGTTCTTAACCTAACCCTTATTTCTTCTCTAATAGTTTCATTTCCAATAGCAAAAGTTAAATCATAAATTTCTCTCAAAACTTCACAAATGGTTCTTCTCTTATCTGCATATTTTGCTATATTGTCAAGAATATCTTTTGAAACTTCATTTTCCATACATCTTAAAGAGTTTTAATTTCATCTTGTAAATATCATCTTTTCTGGTTTTCTTTGCTCTTGATGATTTGATTTCCTTCGCTTTTGCAAAAGGAACATATCTGAATTTAAATCCCTGACTTCTAAATCTCAAACTAACCTCTTGGGTTATTCCACCATATCTATCCATTCTTTCCGAGAGCATTCCAGCGTTAATAAAATGACTTCTTCTAATGGCACTAAAGTTCTCAACAAAACTTTGTTTTCCACTCCCTTTATCTCCAAAATACCATATCTTTTCTTTATCTTTCAAGACCTGTTTAGCAAATTGATAAACAGCATCAGAATGAGGTTTTAATCTATCATCACAAAACAATAATATTTTTCCTTCTGCCTCTATTGCTCCCATATTCCTTGCCATTGCTAAATTATATCCTTCTCTACCTGTCTCCAAGAACTTAATAGGATACCTAACCCTTTCTCTCATTTGTTTTACTACCGACTCTGTTCCGTCAATTGAATTGTCATCTACTACTACAGCCTCTATATTCTGATAGGTTTGACTATCTAATGACTTTAAAATCTCTGCCACCTGCTCTTTTCTGTTGTAGGTAGGAATAATCACAGAAACAAGAGGTTCTTCAAACAACACCATATTGTAAAGTTCAGCATATCTTCTGGCATAATGTTCTGCTGACATATTCTTAACAGTTTGCCAGGCATTTTCTCTTATTCTCAACCTTATTTCTCTATTTTCCATTAGAACCTTCAACTCATTCTTTAAATCTTCCAAATCATTATACTGACCGCTTCTTACTACCATATTCTTTTCATTGTAAACATCAGGCACTAATCCTATATTTCTTGTTAAAACAGGAACGCCAGTAGCCATTGCTTCTAAAACAACTAAAGGTCCAGATTCAAAATTATCAACTGAATTACAAACCAAAACCGCCATTTCTTTATATGCCCCTCTTAGTTCTTCGTCCGACACATCTTCTCTAAAATCAGTTTCAGGATTAACTTCTATTATTTCTTTAAAATAATTTGGCTTTGAAATTCGTCCAACTAACAAAAACTTATATCCTAATTCTTTACACGCCTGAGCAACTTCTTTTATCCCTTTATGTCCTTCTATTCTAAAAGCAACCATTCCCACTACTTTATTTTCTGTATAATTGGAATTATATTTAAAGAAATTCAAATCAACTGCGTGAGGTATCATAAAAGAGCCAGGAAGTTCTTTTAATTGAGTTTTATTATGGACTACAACAGCGTTGAAATCTTTCCAATTATCCTGATGCAAGTCATAAGGGTTATGGTGAGTTAAAATTTTAGGTTTATCCCTTAAAGAAGGAAAACGTTTCAATAAAATCAAAGCATTTTTCCAATACATAAAATGGATTAAATCAGCATCTTTTGCTTTTTCTTCAAACAATCTCAAATCATCCTGACTATACCTTTTCGGATGAAAAGGCAAGATATCAATAAAGAGGTGCTCGTTATATCTCTGAATCATTTCTGATAATCTCCAAATAGCACTTTTTATTTTATCTACTACAATTAGAGTTCTCATATTTTTGAGCCTTACAAAGATATCCAATTTCTTGGTGATTAAAATCTCTAACAGGATGCATTCCTTCCTGTTGATAAAACCTTTCAATCAAAGAAAATTCTGGTTTTATTTTTATACTTCCTGCCCCTCTTATTCCCCCTTGTTCTATTCTTGGCTTTAATTCCAGTATCTTAAATCCAGTTTCTTCTAATAATCTTTCTACTCCCCATCTTGTATATCTCAAGTAGTCGTGCCCTTCTGGATTATGATGCGGATATACAAAAAGGAAACTAATAAAAAGCAATCCATTAGGTTTCAGTAATTTATTCAAATTTCTTAAAGCAGTAATTGGGTCAAAAATATATTCGAAAGTTTCAAGACAAAAAATCTGGTCAAAATACTCCTTATATTTCTCATCAATACTATTTAACATTTTTGTATTGTTTTTTGTATTTTTTGAACAATTCCCAATGCAATTTCGTATGACAACTAACACATAGGGTAATAAGATTATTCAGACTATTATCCTCTGGGTCTTTTTTATGATGAACTACTAAATTATCTCTTCTACCACATTTCTGACAGCTATATTTATCTCTTATTAATACTTTTTCTCTTACTATTCTCCATTCTAATCCTTTAAGCCTATCTTTATTATACTTATCTAATCCTCCTTTCCAATTAGGATGTTTTTCTTTTGCTTGAATTCCTTTATGAACTTTACTCAAATATCTTCTAAACTCCAACGACATCTTTTTTCCTTTAATCCAAGGAGTATGTCCTTTCTTAAATTCAGTTTCTGGAGATAAATGCTGTCTTTTTTTAATCTCAGTTTTTAGAGATAAATGTTGTCCTTTTTTAATTTCAGTTCTGGGAGAAAAATGAATACCTTTCAATCCTTTATTCCAAGGAATCTTTCCTTTATGAACCTCACTCATTTTTTTCTTAGCTTCTTCAGTATGCTTCCTCCCGTAAAAAGGATTTCCTTTACCACTAAAAATCTTAGATAACTTCTCTCTGTGTTCTTTTGTTCGTTTATAAACTCCTGTTGGCATATTATTTTATTATAGTATGCCAATCCAGTAAAATCAAGATTTCTTAATAAATTTAATAGGATAATTTAAATCACAAACAATATCTGGTTTAACCCCTTGATGTGGCTCTTTTAAATCAAGAATCAATAATTCTTTCACATCAAAAGACTTAGTTCTTCCTTTAATACTTTTCTCACTCCCACCCGCATCTAAAACTCTATCTGCTTTTACATCAATTGTTTTTAACCAGTTTTCTAATTGTATTCTTACCGTACTCATAAGGTTATTCTTGTCTCTCAGCCTGCTTAACAGCATCAAAGATATTAATTATCCAGACAATTACCCCAGGTAGAACAAAGGCAACATATCCTATTGCTGCTGCTACAAAGAATACAATTCCCCTTGCTATTTTTCCAGCGTAGACCTGTCCTAATCCAGGAACTAAAAATGAAAGAATACCTGCTAATGTTTTATCTTTTTTCATACACTTTTTTAAAGATTTTTAAGTATTTTTCTCCCATTTTCTCTAAAGAAATGGGACCAACCTCTACTTGTTCAGGTATACCACCTGAATCGTTGGGTTGGTATTTTATCTTTAGCCCGCAAGCAAGTGCTTCTGCTACAACATTTGAACAAGCTTCATTTGAATAAGGACATAACAAGACATCTGCTGACCTATAGATTTTTGCTAATTCAAGAGGATTTTCTACTACTCCAAAGTATCTATATCTTTTTTCCGCTCCACCAAATAAATCAAAATTATATCTTCTCTGTTCCTCGCTAAATCTACCCGCTATCCATAAATGAGCATCTGAGTTTTTGAAATACTCTTTCTGAAACCAATACCAAGCCAATTCCCACCTTTTTGTTTCATCTCTATTATATCTGATATAGAGATACTGAGGTTTTCCTTGTGTGTCTATAAATTCTCCGTTTGGTCTAAAAATAGAAGTATCAACTCCATTCAAGATAACTTCCCCATCTTTTCTAATGAAAGGCATAATGAATTCTCTGCTCCACTGTGATTGATACACTACCTCATCCGCCATTTGGGCAAAATCATATAATCTTGAAGTTCCAGTGTTTCTATTCCTTGAATTGCGAGGCAAGTTATCAATTCTCAAAACAATCTTTTTTCCTGCCTGTTTTGCCTGCTCTACTTCATTTCTCTCTGCTAATGTTGCACCAGGGATAAAATAAATATCACAATCCTGCCACCGATTGATAAAATTAACCTTGCCTCTCAATGCTTTTTGGATATTTTCAGTAAACCGCCAACCCCCACCAATTCCTTGCCTTGCTCTATTTGGAATAAATATCTTCATACTTTATTCTTTTTAATTCATCGTGCATATAAGCCAGAAAATCTTCAAGAAATTCCTCCATATTATACTTCGCCACCTCCCAACTATGCATAAATAACTCAAACCGCCCTCCTTCCTTAACTACTTTGTCAAATAATTCAAACCCTACCTCATTCCAAGTTTTTTCTTTATACTCCTTTCTATCTGGATGAAGATGAATTGTAGCATCTGTCTCAAACGGGTCATCTGGAAAATCTGTATTCAATATCCTTGTTGTCCTTGCTTCTTTAAATCCTGCCAATCTAACTTTTTCTTTTACTCTTTCATCGAATCTCCCTCTTGGATAAGCAAATTTTGTAACTGGTCTTTTTATTATTCTTTCTAACCAAGCCTTTGAACCAGCAATCTCTTTCATTAATTCTTCATCATTTAATCTTTTCAAATCTTGAGGATGTGTTAATGTATGAGCTCCTATGTCAAATAATTTTCTTATCTTGTCCCTAAGCTTGCAACTTCCTAATCCTGCCAGTTTTTTAATCTGGTCTTCTGTCAAATCACAATTTCCAGGAATATAGAAAACCGCTGGTATCTCGTATTTCAGTAATAAATCTGCTATTTCTAAATCATCTAAACTTCCATCATCCACGCTTACGAGAAATTTTCTTTTTATATTCCTCATACTCCAAAACTTTTTCAGGATGATTAATACAATTTTTCAATTCCTCTATTAATTTCTTCGCATTTTCAATTGTCTCTCCAATAAAAGCAATCTCATTTGACACCTTTTTTAATTCTTCCAATCTTTTTTCTAAAACCAGGATTCTTTCTTTATCTTGAGTGGATTTTTCTTTTGGTATCCTGGCTACATCTAACTCACTCTGTAACCTTTTTATCTCTTCTTCCAGGTTTGGGTGTCCCGTGTACCTAAAATGCCAATCAAAATACAACTTAATCAAGTTATCTTCTTTATCTCTAAGAACTTCTGCTAAAACCTTCTTTATTCTATTAGCGTCTTGCATAATTTCCTTATTTCTTTTTCAAATCTTCTTTTTGGATTGAAGCCGACCTTTGATTTTGCTTTTGAAATGTCAGCAAAACTATGCTTTACATCAACCCTATTTCTGGGAACTTGAACAACCTTTAATTTCGGAAATTGCTCCTTAACAATCTTAATCAAATCATTTAATCTTACTACTTCCTGTCCTCCAAGATTAAAAACCTCAAAATTACTATCCACTTTATAATCCATTAACCTTACAATTCCATCTACTAAATCGTGAACATTAGTATATCCTCGTGTAGAACTACCATCTCCATATTTGAAAAAGGTTTTTCCAGTTAAACCAGCCTCAATCAATTTATAAACAACCATATCTTTTCTTCCATTTTCACCGTACACGGTAAATGGTCTAAAAACTATTGTCGGCACATCATAAAAATACTTACACAATAACTCTCCTGCTATTTTTGTATAGGCATACAAAGATAAAGGATTATCACAAATCATATCCTCTCTTAATGCTTCGCTTCTATCTCCATAAACACTTGACGAGGAAGCAAAAAGAAACTTTTTAACCTTATACCTTCTTGCAGCAAGCAACAAATTAAAAGTTCCAATTATATTTGTTTCCAAATACAATTCAGGATAGAGTTCTGATTGTCTCACTCCAGCAAGAGCAGCAAGATGAATGACTATATCTGGACTAAAATTTGCGAATGCCTGATTAACCGCCATCCTATTTCTCATATCTTCTGTCGGATGCCTTCTAATATCAAAACCAGAAACCTCATATTTCAGTTCTTCTAATTTTCTTCTAAGATGGCTTCCAATAAATCCTTTGTCTCCAGTAATTAGAATTCTCATTTTTTAATTTCTTCCCCACTTATCCATTGAGGGTCATTATCTTTTTTAGGTTTGTCCTTATCAGTATTTAATGGGTCAAGCCCCTGGCTCTTAATAAGTTTGTCATTATACAAATCAGTAGACTTCAATAAGGGCATATCAACTTCTAACTCTTCAGCAAGTTTTAGCAATGCCTTTAGGTCCTTGGGAAGGCATTTCCCACCTGCTCCTCTAAATCCATTATGCCATATTTTCAAGTGGGTTCTCCCAATTCTCCTATCAGCAGACGCACCATCTCTTACTAAATCATAATCTATTCCTAATTTTTGGCATAAATCATACATCTGGTTAGCAAAAACTACCTTAACAGTAAACCAAGCATTACTAAAGTATTTAATCATTTCCGCAACTGTGGCAGGAACAATCCTTTCAAAAGGAGCAAGGGGAAGTTGTTGTAAAACATCCTTCGCTACATTATAACTCCTCTCTGTATAGCCAACTATCTGCCTATCAGGAAAAGAAAAATCTTGGTCTGCGGTTGCCTCTGTCAAAAACTCAGGATTAAATAATATCTTATGTTGTTCGTATTGCTTCTGTAATCGCTCCGTAGTGCCTGGAATTACCGTAGATTTAATAATTATTACCTTTTCTCCCTTAATCCCTGATATAACCTCCTCTACTATGCTGGTATCACATTTTTCCTTATATGGAGTAGGAACGCAAATATAAATAAAATCTGCCTTATTGACTTCCTCTACTGAGCCCATCTTTTTATTCTTATCGTACAGAAATAATTCATAATTCGGTTTTTTTTCAAAATATCTCCTAACAGCACCGCCTACCATCCCTATTCCTATAATACCTACTTTTCTTCTTATCATATAATTGTGACTTTTGGTTCAGAAACAAACGAATTCATTAACCCCTGAACCATATAGACAAAAGCGTCTACCAAATCATCGTGAGCTTCCGACCCAAAGCCCACAAGTTGAAAAATTAAATCCTCGCACCCCCTTCTTGGAAAAACAACTGTTCCATTCTGTATATAAATAGCAACAGTCCTCAATCTTGCTCTCTTATCTGTTCCAACCTTAATACTCTTAGCAGGTAATCCAGCTCTTACCATCTCCTGAACTGCTGCTTTTTGGTAAGCAATATCTTCCACCCATAATGTTGTCAAATCACCATCTCCTACTGCTTTACTAATACTTCTTGCCTTCTCAATAGTTTCATGAAAGGTAAGCCGCTCATTCACAGGATAGGGTAAAACAAATATCTTTGGTTTTCCATTCATTATCATCAACTTCCCAGATACCATAGCGGTGTAATCTGCAGTTTCCTTTTTGCTTATAGCCAAATCAACACCAGTTCCTTTATCAAAAATTTCCACTTCTGTCGGCATCTCATCATAATATCTTATCCACTCTTGTCTGACCTCTTGTGTCTCTTCCGACAGAACACGATTCTGATACATCTTCTCAAAAGCAATTCTATTCTCTCTTCTCAATAAAAACAGTTTTTCATAAGGAAATCTCTCCTTCCAAAGAACTTTTACTCCCTTATACATCTCGTCTCTATGTTTTTTAAAGAACAAATCTGCCTCGTCTTTATCCTTGTATAATTTCTCAACCCAATCTTCCCACAAATCCAGTCTGTCCGAGTCAGAAATAATTGCCTGGTATCTTCTCCTAAAATCATACGACGGGTCTTTCAGCAATTCTGCCAGTAAATCATCTGAATGCCAGATTGTTCCTATAAAAATTAGCCTTCCGTGTGGGTCCAGAACTGGCATCAATACCTGATAAAACCAATCTTTGACTTTTTTCCTCTGCTCAGCTGTTCTTGTGTTTTCTGGGCTTAGAATATCATCGCAAATAATTAAATCTGCTCTCCTTGTTAATACAGACCCTCCCATTCCTACAGTAGAAATCGTTGCGTCTTTTAACTCTAAATTTGTCCTAGCAATTATTATTTCTCTATCTGTCCATTTTTCTGGATATTTTGGCACCAAATCTCCAGCATACTCTCTATAATTATTATCTCTTTCAATTCTTCCCTTAATCTCTCTCAAAAATAATTCTGCTTGGTCAAGTGTGTTGGAAACAATTAAAATTCTTATATTACAATCTCTAACAATTTCATTCAGGGGATAGTTTACAGAAACAGCAGTACTTTTAGCATGATTTCTGGGAGCAGCAATAACTATCTTTTTATGCCGCTTATTATCAAGAATATCATACCACTCTTTAATGTGCGGGGGATTCTTGAATTTCAGTACTTCCTCTGTCATCAACGCCGTGCTTTTCAGATACATCTTTCTCTTCAGTGCTTTCTCCAAGTCCATCTCCATCAGTTCTGTCATCAATCTCCTTACTTCTTCTTTCAAGCTCGTCAATTCTTCGTTTAAGTGCGATAATTCTTCCAATTTTTTGGTTAAGTTCTTTTTCATCATAGGCTCGCTTTTCAGTAAGATTTATCTCAGTAGGAACAGTTTTGCTTAAACCAAGCCTTGCCCACTCATCACACAATGTTCTATACGCATCTGAGGCAACCCTAACTAAGTTGATGGCAAAAGAAGGAATTGCTTTTGTCTGCTCAATAAGTTCAGAAGAATTATTAATCATTTTCTTGACGAAATTCCACAGTTCTATCCCTTCTAATGCTGGCTCGAACTGTTTTTTCAGATTTTCCTTCAGTTCGTCTGTTAAATGGCTATACTGGCAGGTCTTAAGAAGTTCATTAGGCAAGTATTTTTTTCTGTAATTATCAATTGTTCTATCGGAGGGATGATACTCCCCAGGATACCTCCTCTTCAGTTCATTCACGATAGTCTTGCTTGACCATCTCTTTTCTATTATCATTTCATCTATCTCATCCTTATGCGGGCTAAAATGAACCTTCGTAGGATAACCTGATTTCTTAACTCGCATTGCCTCCTGTAGGTTTTTTTTATCCATTATCTCTTTGCTCATAATCAATTTTTATTACTTCGTTAATATCTATCTGGTGTTCTTTGCAGTAGGAAGCCATCTCCTCTATCTTCTGCCAGTTCTCTTTTGAACACCTAATATACACGACCTTTCCACCCTTAAGATAATCAAATATCATAAAATTATATTTCAATGTATCTCCATATTCGGTAAAAATCTTATTCAATACAACTGATAAATCATCTATCGTTTTAATGTCTTTTCTGGCTTCATCAAGTTTTCTCTTCATCTCTTCGGTCGGCAGTCCCTTTCTCGCTTCTTTAACCAATCTTTTAATCTCATTTTCACTCAGAAAATCAAACATTTCTATTACCATCTCCCTACCATATTTCTTAGCCAGTTTATTCCAGAGTTCTGTAAACTTGATTGGGTCAATCTGTCCCTTGACAGTATTATCCCGCACCATATCTCTTAACATCTCGTCTCTGTTCTCATAATCCCCGACAACGCAATCAACTAAATCTTCAGGTTTTGTTCCCAATACCTTTAACGCCCAGTATCTGTGATTTCCTTTAACGATTTCATACTTCTTTTTTTCTTCGTTATACCAGCACTTAATCATCTGGTCATATCCCAGTTCTTCTATCGCTTTTACCAACGCATTAAATTTTCCCTCTTTCATCCTATTGGGATTTTCTTCCGTTGGCAACAAATCTCCAAATTTAATTTTAACAATTCTGGGTGATTTAATCGGCATATCTATTTTTCTATTCTCTTCTTTTATAGATTCAACCACTTTCTATTTTCAGGTTTAATCATCCATTTAACTGTTTTCTCTAAACTCTCTTCAAATGTTTTAGGAAGTTTCCAACCAAGTTTTTTTAATTTCTCACCAGAAAGTGCATACCGAAGGTCATGTCCTGGACGACTTTCATGCCAAGAAATCAATTCATATTTAAGCGGTTTGCCAACAACATCAGCAATAAACTTGGCAAGTGTTAGGTTGTCTATTTCTTTTTCTCCAACAATGTTGAATACTCCGCTTTGAATGTCATTTTTATTTAAGAACTCATCTGTCTTTTCCAAAATAAAACACATTGTTTGTGCTACATTTCTGGCGTGTATCCAAAACCTTGAACCTGGCTTTGTTTTTGTTTTATCAGCATGGATATAAATTTTTTCTCCTTTCAAAATCTTTTTAATACAAAGAGGAATGAACTTTTCTGGATGTTGCCTCTCACCAAAAACGTTCATCGTTTTTGAAATAACAATAGGCAATTGGTAAGTATTAGCATAAGCCCTGCAAATATCTTCTTGAGCAGCTTTTGAGGCTGAATAAGGATTTGAGGGATTGTGAGGAGCATCTTCTTTATGATTTATACCTTCTGGAGCAACTCCTACAGATTCATCCGTTGAGAATTGAACAAACTTCTTAACCTCCTTGTGTCTCCTTAACCATTCTAACATATTTAGAACCAAATTGACATTATTCTGAATAAAAGACACAGGATTAACGATTGAATTATCAACGTGCGATTCGCTGGCTAAATTTACTACATAATCTATCTCTCCAGTTTCCTTATCTATTCCTTCACTTATAGGTAAATTCAAATCAACTGTCAAAACCTTTACCCTTTCCTCATCAAATGCCTGTATATCTCTTAATCTATCAAAACCATTAGAAGCATAAGTTAACTTATCCCAAACAACAATTTCCCAATCTGTATTCTTTAAAAAATGCTCAACCAAGTGATGTCCTACAAATCCTGCCCCACCTGTTATTAAAAGTTTCATAGCTCTATTATCTTAAATAATTTTTTCTTTCTATCCCAGCCCCAAACCTCAGCCGATATTTTTAATTTGTTTTTTCTCAAAAATTTATTAACCTTTCTCCTTCTAGCACTTATATTGTTTAATGTGGTCAGCTGAATAAATCTTGTTTTATCTTTTTTGACAGCAACTATATCAAACACTCCAAAAATATCTATTTCCTTTCTATACTTTACCCTGTAAGGATACCAAGCCACCCAGTTTCCAGCCTTCAACAATGTTAGACATTTTTTTCTAATAAGTCCTTCTTTCATTTCCTTCTCCACCATTGCAAATCTGCAACAAATCTTGACAACTAAGGCTTTCTTTTGAATCTCAACTCTTTTTCTAAGGTATCTTGATAACCAATTTCTTTTACAGCTTTAATCCAATCAAATTTATTAAATCCTTTATAGCCCAATCTTTTAATATCAATTCCATAGACGCTGTATTTCTTGAACATCTCTCTTAATTCTTGAAAGGTAAATTCTTTTGGCTTTCCTGCTTTTTCCAAGACTTCCTGTGCGATTTCTACCAATCTTCTTTCTGGTTTATAGTTTCTCAATATCTTCTTAACCCATTGTAATACATCCTCACTATTCTTGTCAATATCCCACTCATTTTCTATCATCTTGCGGTATTTTTCTACCTTATTTTTCATTTCTTGGGGATTTCTAATAAATTCTTTGACAAGCAAGTATGCTTCATTCAATCCTTGATATCGATAGGGATATTCTGGAAAGAATTCTTGCACCCAATTTTCTTTTGGCAAAATTCCAACCTGTCCTAAATATACTTGTTCAAAAATACTATTAGCGGTTTCGGTCTCATCAATCGCAGAAATAAATAAATGACACCGACTTGCTACTTTGTAAAATTCATCTTGGGGCAATGCATGATGGATTTCCACTGGCATCCCCCTTTTCATCATTTCTTTTAATTTTCTCATTACCGCTGTTCCTGTTCCACTACTTGGCGTTGTGATAACGAGTTTTATCTTTTCTCCAGAGCTAAACACTTTATCAACCACATCTAATACAAACATCGGATTATAATGCGTCGCCATTCTATGAGCATAATTTACTATAAACGTATCTCCAGCTTTGTAATTATTTCCTGCGGCAAAATTTTTTAACCTCTTAATATCAACCCCAAACAGATTAACAGCATGGCTTTTCTCCATTATTTCTTTAACCCAAAACGGTTTCAGGTATTTCTGGGCGATTTCAAAACATCTCTGAGCGTGCCTTTTATTCTGAAAAACATTATACCCAGACAGCCAACCTAACGTGCAGGTAAATTCATACTCGTCCAGAATTGTCTTAAACCTTCCCTCTTTTTTAGCAATAAACTGGGCAAAATTGATATAAGGCACCCTTGCTTTTTCTTTCTTCTTACTTTCCAAAATCATCTTAATCCAAGCAGTCACTTGTGTTTTGTCTGATAAGACAACATCATAATACTTTTCCCCCCAATCAACATTAAACAAGTTAAATATCTCTCTCGGAATCAAGATTTTTTCATCGTGCTGTTCGCGAAACGCTTCCACATAAATTTTCTCAATTCTGGGGTGATTTATGATTTCTTCTTCTTTATACGGAAAGTTTCTCGGCAATAAAAAATAAACATAAATGTTCGGGTCAATATCAACCCAATGTCTCAAAATAACCTTCATCACATTATAAATACTGCAACCATTGTGATTCCCACTGTTGCTAAAAAATGGAATATACAATATCCTCATCTTATAATAATTTCCTGTATCTTCTTTCTTCTTCCTGTCGTTTCAAAATTGCCAATCTGATACTTGACCTTTATGCCTCTAAAATACTGCCTTTCAAGAACATTTCTTAGGTTTTCCTCTAAATAATAAGGACTGGTTTTCACAATCAATTCTTTCTCCGCTGGGTCATAAATTATCTGCCATCGGTCAACCCAAGCACTATCCTTAAAAAACTGATAGAAAAATCCAGTGGGCAGGTAATCACCATTAGGCAGTCTCATAGTTTCTTCTGCCCTTCCCTTTATTGCAATTATCTTTCCGTTTTCTACTTTTACTATATCCCCCATTCGGTATCTCCAAAACGGCGTAGCATAATTTCTCGGGTCCGTTACAAAAATTCCATATTCGCCATCAGGGGCTTCGTGTAATTTATACATTTTTTTGTCAGTAGCAACAAAGATTTCCAAGTAAGGATTGGACTCATAATAATCTATACCTGGTAACTGGTGAGCAATCTCGCCAAATTCAGAGCAGCCATATCTATCATATACAGAACAATTAAACGCTTCTTCAATCATTTTCTTGTGCTTTTGGTTTACCATTCCTGCTCCAGTTACTATCCATTCAACTTTTGGCATTTTAATCCCGTGTTCCAGAATAAACTCAGCCATTGCTATTAATCCTCCAGCATATCCTTCAATTAATTTTGGCTTATGCTTCTGAATAAACCTAACATAATCAATCATTTTTTTCTTGCCAGAGACCATATCAAAATAGGAAATAAAATGCTCACGATTGACAATTCTCCACAACTTTTCTTTTAGCAATTGAATTTTTGTATGTCCAGTGGTCGGATACCAAAACCTTACAAAGCTATCTCCCTTTTTATAACCTATCTGGCGAAATCTGTAATCAACCAGGGCAAATCTTGAAGCCATTGCTCTACTATCAACCCAGAAATGAAAAGGCTTACCAGAAGAACCGCTTGTTCTAACCTCCTGAACCTTTTTACTTTTTGGAAATGAAAAAAAGAAACCCTTTAAGGTCTCTCTGTCTGTATATCCTCTCTCTACAATACCAGGATAATTCTTGCGAACATACTCGTTGAATTTTTCTAACCTATTAACAAAACTACCGCTGTCTAAAAATTTATACTCATCTAAATACTCATCATAATCAAAGCACCAATGCGTGAGATTAAAAACAAACCTATTCATAAAAAATCACCTCATCTTTAATTGTTTTATAATACGGTCTAAAGAATTGAAACATTCCCAACTGGTCCCGATAGATTGTATCAAATATCTTCCACTTTTTATAAACAACATCATCGCTCAGTAGAATTCTTGTAGATTTCGAATACTTCCTGTAGATATACTTCGCTCCTTTCCATTCCTTTCGTGCCCAGTAATAAGGGATTTCTCTATAATATCCATCTCCATCTATTCTGGAAATAAGATTATGCAGGGCATCTCTGTATCCTTGCGGTAAATACAGAGATGCCCCAACAGAATCTTTTCTTATCCTTTCAACTAATTGCTGAAAACTGATTCTATTCTTCCTCTCCCAAATCTTTTCCATATCGCTCTCCTTTTCAAAGTCCCACTTTTCAAGATTTTTATAACCATAGCAGATATTCTTTATATTCCCAAATTTAGCCAGTAAAAAACTTTTGTTATAATTCTTGGGAGTAATAGAAACGGTAATAATCAGGAACTCCTTATCAGGATTTAGCAGAATAAACCCTCCCATTCCCAACCAAGCGTCGTCTGAATGTGGCTCAACAATTACGATTTTTCCAGCTGTTTTCTGAGGAACCATTGCCCTATACTATCAATTTCGCTTTTTAGGTAATTAAAAATTCTTTTATCCTTTTCCTCTTCTCTATCCTTTCCCCATCCTCTACCATACCATTCTCTTACTTTCCCTGTTCCTATTTCTTTTTTCACATCTACACTACTTCTTTGTGCCCAGATTACCCATTTTAGCGTTTCTTCTACATCTTCTTTTGGATATTCCTGCCTACAAATTTTCTTCACCTCTGGCTTTCTCATTAAAATTGGAAGGAGAGGAGAGCAATGGAAATCAACCGCCTCTATTAAAATGTCTCTTACAGTTGCTCTTTCAATTCTTTCGTATTCTAATTGAAAGGTTGGAAAATACTTTCTTAATCTTTCAGCATTCCACTCTTTTTTGAGAAATCTCTTTGCCCAGATATTAAAATAATGGTTCAGCATCACTATATCTCCCTTCATCCCACCTATTGATGCTCTGAATTTTACTGCCAATACCAGTTCCTGCTCTTTTTTGGGAAGTTTAAAAATATCCTGAAAATGCTCTTTGACATACTCTGCAGCCTCCTTTTCTTCCTGATTGTTCCATTCTCCCTCATTCTCATCCACCCAATTATCCCTCCATTCGCTTTTCGCCACTTCAGCCACCTGATTGATAATTAAATTTTTCTCTTCTATCGTCAACCTGTTTCCTTTTTTAGAAATCTTTTTTACCATCTCCTTCAATCTATCATAATTGTAATGAAGCAATCCGTCCTCTAAAATTATTACCATCCATCTTCTCAAAAATTGCATTTCATCCTCTTCCAGTAGAGATTTTGCAACTCTTACTGCTTTTTCTGTTTTATTTCTTCTTACTGCTTTCTGGAGGGCTGATTTTAATAAAGAAATTGAGAACCTCATAGTTTTGCAACCTTTATTTTTTTGCGACCTTTTTTGGTTTTAAGGAGTTTTCCTTCTCCCAACCTTTTTGATTTTTTTAGTTTTTGAGATTATAGCATAGTTAAAAAGGGTTGTCAAGAGTAAGAAAAATACAGAAGTGCCCTGAAAGCTGAGAGAAAGGAACACTGCCTTTATCCACAGAAGCAGTTTTTTCAGAAGCGGTCGCACGGTGCTGTGGACACCTTTTTTTACTTCTGCCTATTCTCTCAGCTCTCAAAGCACTTCCTTCTTCTTGCTATTTCCAATAATTTCTCTTTTTTATCTCCACTGTATCTACTAAGGGCAAGCCTTTTACAAAAGCAGTTTAGGTTTCTATCTCCTCTATGAATTTTTCTGTGGCAATCTATACAAATCGTTACCAAGTTCCAACCTCCATCCCTGTCCCTATCAAAATACTCACTCCTAAAAAAGCAGTGATGAGGAACGGGCTCAAGCCTGGAACCATTGCCACAAATAACACAACGCTCCTTATCTCTAAAATAGACATCTATTTTTGTCCTTTCATTTACCATCTAATTAAATTACCGTAGATAGGTTTCGCTGAATTCTTTTAGTTTCTGTTCTTTGCTTTTGTAATACTCCCCCATATCCCTTGCTCGCAAATATCTATCCTGGTCATCCAATTTTTTAAATTTAGCCTGGACTTTGCGAGCAGACCTTGTTATGTTTTCTACACCAGTTAGACGATAAAGCCACATCTCTTTAGTAACCACCTGAGACAATCCATCGTACCTTTTCCAATACTCCCAAATCAACTCCTTGCGTTTCTTTACACTTCTTAACTCTGGTTTTTCCTCCAGTAAACACTTAATGTTTCTTTCAATTTTAGAGAGAAAAATGTTTATATTATTGCCTTGTTGCCCCTTCCTCATAATCCACTGTCTATATCCTCTACTAATTTTTTATACAACACCTGCCAATTCTCGTCAACATTTCCGTCTTCAAAAGCTAATTCCTTTAACCTTTTTCTGATTTTCTTTTTTATTTGATTTATTATTTTTTGTTTGGTTATAGGTTGTTTTTTAGGCATTTTGGCATATCTTTTTAAAAAATCAATAATCTTTATCCACATCTCTTTTTGTTTTTTGTAACTCAATAAAAATTCCATAGACACAAATTTCTTACCAAAACTTCGGCTATCTCCTGGAATAATTCCATTTTTCATCAATAAACCAATCTCTCTTTTTAAAGCCTGTACCTCTTCCCACGATAATATACTCTTCTTTTTCTTTTCTTTTTTCATAGATTTTCTTCCAGCCATTTTGCTTGGTTTTGTTTAAGTTTTCCTAATACTTTATTCGCCCACACTCTACTTTTATCTTTATCTTCTTCAGGTAATTCTGAATAAGGTTTCCAGTTTTCAGTCCACTTCCTTTCCAACCGAGAAAGAAAACCATCCGCAAAACCTTCACACCTAACCCACTCTTCCAAAATACATCTTGTCCAACTTTCTAATTGTTTATGTTCTAATTCTGCTAATTCTTCTCTTAATTCTTTGGTTGTTTCCTCTATAAAGCGTTGAATACTATTTTTAAATAACTCCACTATCTTATCAATCTCTTCATCCGTCAACTTCAGATAACCTGTATCTCCTTTTCTTTTTGGCGGGACGCTGACTATTTTTATTATTTCTGTTCTTATTTTGTTTTTTAGAGGTTGTTTTTTAGCCATTGTCTTACTTTTAAATTCAATTTTCTTTTTCTAATATCTTCCTTATGCCAAGTTTGGGGTGTCCATAAATTCCAAGGGCTTAATTGATTAACCCAATTAAGAAATCTTTTCCATTTTTCCCAATCTATTTTGTTTCTCATAGGTTTCCTTTCAGCCATTTTACTTAATCTTCAAAATTTTCTTCAACGCTTTCTTCCTGCACCGAGAATGATAATATACATCTCTTATAATCTCATAGTCAACAGGCTCTATATACTTATCCGTCTCAGGATTGTAATAAATTGGTTCTCCACATCCCCAACATATTCTTCCTGTTTCAACTTTTTTTAGAGGTTGTCTTTTAGCCATTGTTGTTGTTTTTGGTCAAGTTTTTTAAGACACTTCTTAATACCATCCCCTTCTCTTACATCGTCTACAGGAACAACTTCGCCTGCTTTATAGGGTTTCGTTCCCTCTATAAACCGCTCAAACGCCTCTCTTACCACATCGTCTATTATTCTTTCTGTTCCTACTGGGACAACTTTATCAGCGATGCTTTTTTTAACGCCTGCAAGGTTTAGTATCATATAGAGGTGCTTTTTTATTTCTTTTTTGATGTTCTGATTTGGCATAGATTTATTTAGTTCAGATAGATTATAATTTATCTATTTCTTTCAGTAATCTATTATATTTCTTAAATTTTTCTTTCATCTCTTCCTTCACATCTCTTCTTCCTTTCTCATAAGCGTCTTCCATATCTCTCTTGTATTGGGAAGTTGCTTCGTGTTGTCCTGCCTCAAAACCTTCTTGGTAGGCTTGATTTAAAAGTTGACGAATAAAAGATTTAAGTTTCTTTACAAATTCTCTTGGATTGTCTTTATAAAGTTGGCAAATTTCACCTTTCTTGTTTGGCCAAATAAACTCTTTCTCAAACTCTTTTTCCCAATTCTTAATTTTCTTTTCTTTTTTGGTCATAGGTTTTTTTCAATCCCTGTAAAATCGCTAATCTGTTTATTTTGAAAAATAAGTCCCAATCCCAGTTTATTTCAAAATTCAAGGATTTGAAATAATCCTTTGGTAATTTAATTTTCTTTTCTTTTTCCATATTTTTTAATCCCCTACCAGCCATTGTATACTCCAGTTGCGCCCTCACTGAAGTTTTTGTTCTGGTAGGCGGTCTGGAAGATACCTCCAGCACTTTCTCCCGACAGAAATCTGCCGAGCGGGGATTGTTTATTTCTCTAATAACTCAGGATTTTCAAAAATATTGCCTATAACCTCAATTTTAATAGTGTGAGCAATACCAAAATTCAAACCTATAAAACCTGCAAATAAATTTCCCCTTACTTTTTTCTTACTTTCCCAACAAACCATTTGTACTCTATGAATTGGATAAGAGGAATTAGTTATCGGATTAACATACTCACCAGTTATTCTCACTATATCGCCTTCGTACACTTCTTTTCCGTTTCTATCGTGTAAGCCAGTGTATTGCATTAAAATAAAATTATCAGAAAAATCTTGTCCATTCAATCCATTGTAAAGTTTTCCATCTAATCCCATATAAATCCTATCAGGACTTACTCCCTTGTAAAACATTTTCTTATTATCTTTATCCCAAATCCTAAACTTAATCTCTCTTTTTGGTAATTCAATTTTTTTTGTCATAAATCTTGACTTGATAAAAGAATATAGGATGCTGCTATTAAATTCGCTACCGTTAGAACAATCCAAGTCCAAAACCAAACTGGGTCATTTCTTAAATTAGCCATTATTAAACTATTCCAAGAAGCGATAAAATAGCAAAGGAATTCAATTTTTTTTGTCATATTGTTTGGCTACAAGTTCTTTTATCTCCCGATGGGCTCTAAAATAACCAATCTGATAACCGATATTAAAACCAATTACAAGGGCATAAAATATAATCAACGCTATACTTACTGAGTCAAGATGAAAATTGAAGGACATAATTTTATCTTTTTTCCAATTCCTATGTTTCTCCGTTAATATACAAATGACCTTTTCTATATTAACTCGGTGAGGTAAAAATCCACCTATCCACCCAGTAAAATATCAATCCTCCTACCAAGTTTGCTATAACCGTTTGCCATAATCCTGCTCCTAATAAGTGAATTACTAACCATAATGTTGGGGTTGATAATTGCCATCTCAAGAGGTAAAGGAGTAATCTTTTCATTTCTCCTCTATCAAATATTTCTCTAAAACTTCCAACCTAAAGCCTCTCACCTCTACCCAGTTTTTCAAATGACCTTTCTTGACCTCCGTGGCGAACTCTTTTGTCGCACACTCGGGATCAAAAGCACATTCATCTGGAATATGCCTGTAATGATAAGAATTATACATAAATACTCCTCTATCGTAAGTTCCATCTTTGTTGATATGGATTGCATATCTGTTTAGTTTGCTACCCATATCGGCAATCATCAAAGTAATAGTAGGGTTCAGACCTTGTTCTTTTGCTACCCTTGCTATAATTTCTGCCGTTGTTTCGTGCTTGGGTTCTAATTTGACAATTGGTGCTGGACTATCTACTAAAGCCAGAAAAGAATTAATAGCAATATACATAGCATAACCAGTTAATCCGCCTAAAAGAACAAGAAGAAATATAACTTTAATCTCGTTTCTCATAGTTATGTGGATAAGTGGTGGATAAGTAGTGGATAAGTAGTGGATAATGTGTTAATTTTGGACCTTTTCGCCACTTAATTTATATAATATAATATAAATATATATAATATATTACTACTAATACGAAGAAACTACTCGCACATAAACCTATAAGGACAATACCTACAATGCTTACCTATCTTTTTAGGAAATTCTCCTTTTCTAATCTTCTGGATAATAGCCTGAGCATACTCAACAAGATACATCTTCTGTCCCATATCCCTTATTGTAGGTTGAGCATCAAACAGCGGTTTCTTAACTCGTTTAACAAGAAAATTATAGATAAATCCTTTCGGTTCTTTACCAAATAGTTTTTCATAAGCCATCCAATAGACAGTAGCCTGCATATCAGAATCAATGTCTTCTTCTCTCCAAATACTAGTCGTAACTTTGTGGTCAACTATAAATCCATCTGTAGTTATTAAATCCATTATTCCAGATACGGGGATGTCTATTTTTTTACCACCGAGAGGGCAATCAAGGTTTACATTGAATTTATATTCCACCTTTTTTCTATCAACATTTAGATAAGGTCTGTCAGGACCATTAAAATAATGGTGGAGCATATTCAACCCAACTTTACCTTCTTTTTCTATTGATTCTTTGTTCTTTAGCCTAACATCTGCTGAAGTTAACTCTTCAATAAACACCTTCTCTGCTTTATCTGGATTATCCTCTCTATAAAATACTTCTAATGCTGAGTGAATAGCTCCACCAAAAGCCATTGCAAGCGATTTCGGTCCCTTTATTTTCAAAACATACTGGTAGTAATACTTCATCGGGCATTCTTCGTACAACTTCAACCGTGAAAAACTAAAATACTCCATACTCTATTTCTTTATTCCTAAACGCCTTGCCTAAAAATCTTAGCTGCTGCTCATTAAGTTTATCCTTCAGTCCAGATATTTTCTGTTTAATTTTGTTTAACTCTTTCAGGTCTTTTGCTTGTCCAATCTCTTGCAACAACTCTGCAATTTGCTGCATCTCCTTTGTGGTAAGCACGTCCATTTTCACCTCTTCAGGTATTACCTCTCCTCCATTTTCTATTTCCTCAACAGAGGTTAATCCTATACCAGTAGCCAACCTCATTGCCCGATTAGTGGCTCTTCTAGCAGCCATGCTGTTAAGGAACGGTCTGATACTTGACATCCTAATATTGGTTGCACTTGCTTCTCCTATATCCTTAAAGATACTTCCGTCGCCGAACTCAACAATACCTACAAAAAATGCAGGGGCTTCTACCTCCAGAGACACAAATTTTTCGCCTTTTTGTTCCAGTGGATATGCTTCAATCCTTTTAACACCATTGTGATTTTTGGCAACCTGAAAGGTTTTATTAAGTAATCCAATAGTGTTAATATACAATTTTCCACCCAGAACAGTTATTCCACTAACTGGAATCTGCAAACTTAATGCTGTCTTGTAAACAGAGCGTAATTCTTTGATTTCTGCTATTTTTGCATCAGACAGTTCTTTAATTTCCAAAAAGCGTTGAAGTTCCTTAATAACTTTAACATACCGTTCCTTGTCATAAGCCAATTCCATTTCATCCCTAATCTCATTTATTCTCTGAATAACACTTTGAACAGTAGCCTTACGAGCAACTTGTTTATCCATATTTTTTTTGCGACCTAACAATTATTTTGCGACCTTTAGTTTGTGGGATAAAAAGATTCAATATACCTTATTATCTCGCTCCCACAGACAAGATAATACGGAGTTTTCCCTAATCCAAAATCTCTTGCTCTCAACCTGTTTTTTCTGATTAATTTTAGAACCAGATAATAATCTCCTTTGCCTTTTGAATTACAAATCCAGTTATTCTGAGCAATTTCTCTTGGTCTATACCACCTTTCAGGATTTATTTCCTCTATTATTTTGTTCATACTTCCTATAGTATACACGATTAGGAAATACTTGTCAAGAGTTGAAAAAATCACTAAAAGCAGTAAAAATCAATACAATCGGTTTTTTGTCTTTTCATTTCCTCTCTAATGTCCTCAATTATCTCCCTTGCTCTTTTAACCTCTTCCCAGTTAATATCTCCCGTGCTTCCCTTAACATCCATTGCTATCTGATTTTCAATCGCCTCTAAATGACTTTCGCATATTCCTAAAATTCCGTATCCGTCCATATTTAATTGTTCCAGCAATCCTTCCCTATCAAGCAAATCCCTAAAGTATTCATCGTGCCAGAGATTAAATATCTCGCCACCGTGCTCTATTTTTTTAATTGGGTATGCTCTTACTGACATATTACTTTATTTTTATTTATACCCGACCTTTTTTTATAGCGTTATTGCCCTTGTGAGCGTCTTTTGAGGGTAAGGTTGATAAATTATATTAACCGAAGCCGTTTAATCATAAGATTTCTCTATTTTATTTTTTAGGATAGAACCAGAGGTTTGTCCATAATCCGCTTCCATACTTTCCCTTTGGCAAGTGCTCCAGATAGTCCTTAAACTCCTCTAACGTTTCTACCTTTCTTTTCCATCTTTTAATCTGGGGGTAATAATACTCGTATCCATCTTCAAAAAACTGGTATTTCTTTAGAATTTCCTGAACCCTCTTCATATCATAATTATCATATTTATACTCCCCTTCATCATCCTCAGTCTTTGGCTTGTTTTTATCTACTATTCTAATAACAGCGTGAATTTCAAAATCATCTAAAACCTTCTCAATCGGTTTAGCATTTTTAATTGCTTTTCTGTAAAGAGCAATATAATCCTCTATTTTCCAGTATTCTGTTCCATGCCAGCCAACTCCCCGCTGTAAACCACCACCCTCTGTTGCTCCTCCCCTTTCTCCAATAACATACCATAACTGATACTCCCAGCCATAGGCTACTAAATCCCAGCTTCTATCTCTTAGTCCAGTTTTAGGGTCATACACATTACTATCTCCCTGTTTAATAAGTAAAAGATAATCTGGTTCAAAGCTATCATTCTCTTTATCAATATACACTTTTCGGTTATATTCTATTGTATAAGACATATTTGGTTATAGACATTAGTTTGAAATGACCTTTTATGCTTCTATATTTGCCCGTGTTGAACTTTTCTGGGTCAAGGTGATGTTTTATATGTCGTCGGGCTGATATGAGCAAATACATAGCTTTTTAGAGGCGGACAGGTGAGCCCAACCTGGTTCAGAACCCTATCCGCCTCAACCTTACTCAACGAGTTCGCTTTAATAATCTCAACTATCTTTCCCTGTTTAACGCCTCCGTATTTTTTAATCTCGCTCTGAATTGCTCTTATTGATTGAATTTCTCGTTCACTCAGCATATTTATATAGTTTCAATCAATTCTCCGAAGTAAAAAGTTGCGATTTTTCCATTTGGGATTACTGCTATGTTTTTATTATTGTATTCTCTCACCCTTAAATCTTTCCCACTTAAGTTCTTGATGTAGATATAATCGCTGAAAAACAACTCAAAGTAATGCTTCCTAGTCATATCAACCTCATTGCTTCTGTTCATCAAAAACCTTTTCAATGGATGCTCGTAAAATCTGAAATAATTTCCTTCCTCATCCTGATAATTAAACTCTGCTACCCTATCAAATTCTCTAATCTTTTCTTCAAAACTCATTCTGTCCTTAACTTCCTTTAGTTTACTCACTGCTAATCTATAATTCCCTACTCTTTGTAATGTTTGGCTATCTTTTGGGCTTCCATACATATCGCCATTAAACTCGCAACTTTCAATCACCTTATCGTTTAGGAATAAATAAAATGTTCCTCTTGTCATAATTTTTATTTCAACATTTTAATCCGACCTTTTAATATATTCTTTCAATACCTTTTTTACTTCTCTTGCTCTTTCTCCTCGCCAGTGATTAAGATTAGACAAAACATATAACAACTGAACTCTCATTTCTTCTCCTACCATCATCTTTCCAGTTGGCTTATGTTTAATTCCTATTACAGGAATAACTTTATTTAATACCTTGCTATAGGTTTGTCCAGATACTATTTCCCCTTCTGTAGCATTTCCCATTCTTAAAGCAGCGTCAGCATAGGTTTTGGCATATTCGTTATTGCTTTCCTTGATAACTGCTTCTAATGCTTGTCTTAATGTCATAATTCTTTATTTCTATTATTTTTGCGACCTTTGATTTTGCCCTTTACTACATTAACCTGTGAGAAAGGACGAAAGAGCAGGAGCCTTACGCTATTTCATAAACCTTCCAAATATAATGGCAGCTGGGATATAACCATATCTCCAGACATCCTTTCGTTTTAATCTTCCAAGCATCTCTACAATTTCTGGGAATTCTTTTTTCATCCACCTCAAATCCAGCTTACCTTTGTTGTATCTTTCAACATATTCCTTCCAATCTTTTTCTCTTGATTTCAATCTTTCTTGAATAATTGTCAATGTGTGATTAATCTTTGATTCTGTGGGGTCTCTTCTATAAATACCTCTTGCTGTTTCTGCGATTTCTCCTTTTTCAATATCCCTGATTGCCTCTTCCGTATCTTCCATATTTTTATACCACTGAAACAAATCTTCCGATAATTTATACCTGTCAATCTGCTGCCATTTTTTCCTGTTTTTATATTTTACTTGAAAATAAGCCATAACTTTGGCAAATGATAGAGCTACCAGAATGAGATGCCCCAAACTGATAGCCCTATCACTGCATCTCATTTTTAATCCGACCTTTTTGGTTTTTACAAGTTTTCCTTCTTGTGTTTTTTAAGAACTACACCTCCCATTCTCCATCTTCATTCTGAATTGCTCCGTGCATCTCAGCCCAATCATTAACATCCTCATCTAGTTTAATTCCTTTTCTGATACAAGCAGGGACATCATATTTCCTTTCTTCTCTCTCCATTCTTTCAATTTCGTCTGTAATTCCAGCCATCTCATTCGCAAATTCTCTACTAAGAAAATCAGAATAATCTGTATCTTTCATTTTTATTTCCCCTTCCCCTGTCTTCCTGTTAAGGTTAATGAAAAATTCTCCATATCCATTTTCATTCTTCACAAAACACTTATACAAATCCCAATTTCCTTTCCCAGAGAAGCCATTTTCAGTTTTCGCCACTCCTTCTCCTAAAAGTATGTATTTAAACTTCATATTTTTATTTTATTTGTTCTTTTTGGTTTTATGCTCTTTTCCTTGAGCCGACCTTTTGTTTTATTCAAAAATCTCATCTAATTCTGAAAACATCTTTTGTATTTCCTTGTCTTCTAATTTCCCCTCCCATTCTGCATTTTTCTCGTCCCTGTCTCCTTTTTCTAAATACTTATCTAAAATACATCTTACTTCTTCATCGTCGTGTTCATCTTTTATTCTTTCTCCGTTAAGGGAATAATAATATCCGCTTCCGTAAATTTTTGATAGAACTGGTACTATATCCGAGATAAATGCGTAGATTTTCTTTTTCATAACTTTATTTGTTTTTGTTTGAGTTTTTACTTCTTCTCTGAAGCGACCTTTTTTGAGGGTTAGCCCCTCGTCTCTCCCTCCTGCTCCTGCGAGGAAGGAGAGCCAGAAGCCAACTACTCCCGAAATCCCAACTCGCTACTATTAAGCAACCATCTCTCAATCCTTGCGTAATCGCCTCGTGGATTATTTTCAGTAGCAGAGTTAGGAATATCCTGTAGCCTCTCTGCCAAATCTGTATTTTCCTGCAACCAATCAACTATTTTTAACAATTCTTCTTTAGTCATAATTTTTTAATGATTGTTTTTTTTTCTCTAATGGTTTTTACAACTTTCCCTTGTTGCGACCTTTTTTAATTCTTATTATATTATAGCAGATTTAAAAGAGTTGTCAAGGGTTTGGATTTTCTTTTTCTACCTTTATTATAGCATAGTTAAAAAGAGTTGTCAAGGGTAAGAAAAAGAAGTAAAAAATGGAAAGGTTCTGTTGATTTTGTTTTACTCATATTGAATTGTAGCATAGTTAAAAAGAGTTGTCAAGGGTAAAGATATTTCTTTTTCTGTTTATAGAATAGCAAAATAAAAAAGGGTTGTCAAGAGTAAGACAGCCCTACCTACATTTACAAATTTGTCTATTTCTCAAATCCTTCTAAAATTTCATCAAACTGCTCATCGTAAAATTGTTCATCGTAATCTATTTCTTCAAGCGTTCCACAAACCTTGCTTGTTTTTCGTTTCTTTTTATGTCTGTGATAATACTCCCTGTTGTATTTTCTTTTTTTCTCTATCTGTTCTGGAGTTAGTTTCTTTTTCTTGGGGGAATAATCAAATTTCAAACCATACAAACAACCTGGACAATATTCTGCTTCTGCGGAATTGTAGATTGCTCCACATTTTGGGCAAACAATATACTTATCCCCACCTTTAACAATAACCTTTCTTCTTGGCATTTCTTTTCATTATACCTCTTTTGTCAATAAAAAAACCGCCCGTAAAGGCGGTAAAACCTCAAGGTTTTTACAGGCACACTCCTGCTTACAATTATGACGAAAAACCAGGTCTATTGTTGCACCTTCTTTTTTTCTGTTCTTTTAACGAACAAAGCCCAAATCCCTGCAGCGTTAATAACAACTTGGTAAAACGACTCCCACAATCCTTGATTAACTAATACTTGATAAATTAACGCTCCTCCAAAAGAAAACAAAACCAGCGTTCCCAATACCGCTATGTCCTGCCATTTCTCGTCAATATACTCCTTGTAGAGTTTCTTGATTACTTGAACTAACAGGGAAATTATTGTTCCGACAAAAAATTCTTCTACCATAGGTTTTTAATTATGTTTTAGTTTACGACCTTTATTCATTGCAAACCCCCCAGCACCTTTCAGGGGGCAGGTAAATATCGTATCCGCAATAACAGCCATTGTTGCTGTCAAGCCAGTTTAAGGCTAAAAACAGCCCTGCGTATATGACTATTATAGCGGTTATTATGATGATTGTGTAGATTATCTTATCCTTCGTTGTCGCTTCCATTGCTATAAACTTAATTATGTTTTGATTAACGACCTTTTGGTAAGTTTTTCCAATAGCACTCTTATTGCTACTATCAGTCTTTTAAGAACGCCAACGGTTTTTAGAACCGTAGGATAGTATTCATTCGGCATATCAATCAGCGTCCACGGATTAAAAACAAGGTTTTTATCAAAATACTCCTTGG